AAAACTGGTATGGAACGGCACAGAATTTGTGCCTATACTGGTGTATAGGATACAAGGACATCTCAAGGACGAAGTGCATCAGTGGTTACGAAACACTTACGGACCGCGAGGGCAATATCTAAATGGTCGTCATTGGGATCATTACGAGGGGAAATTTACTGTGATGGACGAACAGGTGTATATGTTCTACAAATTGAAATGGGAGAGAGGATGAAAATATTAGTCACAGGCGGGCTTGGCTTAATCGGACACAATGTAGTCAAACGCCTACAAGAACAAGGCCACACCGCATCCATCATCGATAATCGTACCACATACGGAATAATTCCACAGGCAGAACTTGACTACTTGATGACCGAGAGATTGAAAAAGATTAAGTTATCACCATCGCACTTGTATAATCGAGACATCTGTGATAGAGAATCCATTGACGACATATTTGAGATTGAGCAGCCCGATGTAGTGATACACATGGCGTCATTTCCACGACAAAAAGTCGTGAATGCCGACCCTGCATGGGGGTCTCGTGTGATGATGGAAGGGTTGATCAATGTGCTCGAAAGTGCCAAAAAACACAAAGTAAACCGAGTTGTGTATATTTCCAGCTCAATGGTGTATGGTGACTTCACAGATGATGTCACTGAAGACGCTGTATGTAGGCCGCAAGGCCAATACGGTATTATGAAACTTGCAGGAGAAAACCTTGTTAAAGACTATGCTCGCCGTGGTTGTTTTGATCACGTTATTATCCGTCCCAGTGCTGTTTATGGGCCGCTCGATGTGGAAGACCGAGTTGTCTCCAAATTCATGCTCACAGCAATGCGCGGCGGCGTGCTCCGGGTCAACGGATCTAGTGAAACACTAGACTTCACTTATGTGGATGACGCTGCTGATGGTATCGTGGCTGCTGCTACGAGGTTTGTGGGTGCTTGCCAAACATTTAACATCACAAAAAGTCACAGCGTGAGTCTGCTACAGGCCGCTGGCATGATCATTGAGATTGTTGGTAAAGGATCAATTGAACTGCGCGACAAGGATGCAGACTTTCCAAGTCGTGGTGCGTTGAATATAGATCTTGCTAGAGCCGTGTTGAAATATGATCCCAAGGTGGATGTTGCAGAAGGATTTGAGAATTACTATAACTGGTTCACCAACAGTTCGTATTGGAAAACATGAATATACCATTTACAAATTTACACCAGCAATATCTTGATTGCAAAACAGAGGTAGATCAGGCCATAGCAAACACTATCGCTAGTAGCAGTTACATCACAGGACCTGATGTTACTGTGTTTGAAGCAGCCATGGCTGAATATGTTGGTGCTGAAGATTGTGCCAGCACTGGGTCGGGCACCATGGCCCTGATCTGTGCATTACGAGCCGCTGGTGTCGGCCCTGGACATGAAGTGTTAACTACTCCACACACTTTTGTAGCCACTACAGAAGCCATTGTCATGGTAGGTGCCCGACCTGTGTTTGTGGACATTGATCCTGCCACACACCTAATGGATTTACACTTGATGCTGGCAAGGATCACCTCTAGAACACGAGCAGTGCTTTGGGTAGATATGTATGGACAATGTCCAGATTTGGATCGCATGAAAAAGATCTGTAAATTAAACGATCTTGTGATGATTGAGGATGCTGCTCACAGTCTAGGAACACAATGGAAAGGTCAACAAATTGGCAGCATAGCCGATCTCACTTGCTTTAGTTTCAATCCGGTGAAGAATCTTGGCGCCATGGGCGATGCTGGTTGTGTGACTGGCAGTCAAGAACTCATGGATCGTGTGCGTATGTATCGAGATCACGGCCGCACAGGACGCTATGACATAGTAGAACTGGGATACAATGCTAGAATTGACAACATGCAGAGCAACATTGTGCTGGCCAAGTTACCCAAACTGGTGCATTGGATCAATCGCAAACGTGCAATCTGCTCTTGGTATGATGAACAGTTGAGTGATATTGTCAAAACCATACATCGAGATCCGCGTGTAGGGCAAGGTCATTATGTGTATGTGATACAGACACCACAGCGAGATGCATTGAAACAGTTTTTAGCAGATCGTGGTATCCAGACCAATGTGCATTATGCTACTACCACACATCAACAACCGGCATATCAAGCATGGTATTCTCCATGTCCTGTAGCAGAGATCACAGTGAAAGAGATTTTAAGCCTGCCTTGTTGGTATAGCATGACTCAAGATCAACTGGATCATGTTGTGACCAGCGTCAAGGAGTTTTTTGTATGAATATGTGGTTGGTTGGTGCAGGATATTGGGGATCTAAGTTGTTGGAGACCTTGAAGAAGTTTGATGTGACTGCACAGGTCATCGACATACGCAATGGGCAGACCATTGATGATATCATTTCAAAGGATCCAGTTATGTTGGCCACACCACTGTGGCAGCATCACGAGCAGACTGTAAAATTACTACAGCGTGGGCACGATGTGTATGTAGAAAAGCCCATGGCCGAAACCGTGGAAGAAATCGCCGATATACAGAAATATTTACAATCTGGACAGTTGCTCATGGTGGGTCATTTGTTTGTGCATCATCCACAGATGCATGAGATCCGTTCTATAATCAATCAAGGTGCGATAGGAAAATTACAGCATGTAACCAGTCGTAGATTGAATTGGGGGATCTATCAAACCAAAACAGATCCACTGCTGAGCTTGGCTGTGCATGATATCAGCATACTGTTACAGGTATGTTCAAATCTTAAAATCACCCAATCTCGGGCATGGAACTATGCCCAAGGACCACAATGCGACCGAGTATCATTCAGCGGGCATGCAGATGGTGTGACCTTTGATGTTGATGTGAGTTGGCATTGGCCTGTTCGCACTAGGCAAACTGTGTTCATTGGCACACAGGGACAGATTGTTTGGGATCAAGATGTGAATGCCGTGACTGTGAAGAAGAATCTGATCATCAACAATCGTGCTGTGGCGGATGAGAATCCAATTGAGATATATCTCAACGGTATCACACCATTAGAAGCCGAGCTAGAGCATTGGATCGATTGTATACATTCTCGGCAAACACCCAGCAGTGATATCAAGCAGGCTGCCCAGGTGGCTAACATAGTTCAGCAAGTAAAAGACTTACTGTAAGTCTCCGTAGCGTGACACAAAATACTCACGCAACCATTCCCATCTAAATGACTGTTTAAGAGTTGACAATGCTTGATCACTGGCTTTGAAGAACTCTACTCCATCACGAGCACCTTTCAAGCACCATTCAGCATGATTGCCTTGGGCACGAGATAGCCAGGTATTCAATCTGTATTCGCCATCTACAGTGGGTGATTGCGATTCAAAGTAGGCCAACTTAGCACATTCTCTAAATGCTGTACGCCAGGTGTGGTAAGGAGTTTGATTGAAGTCACCATAACAACTGACCATGGGCACACTTTCATGAGCAAAACTCAAGGTGTAATCCAATCCAAAGTTCTTTGCCTGATTGAGTTCACGAATACCTTGGCAGTTGTACATCACCACACCCATGTGTCCGTATTGTAACCCATTCACTGTGTTGATACAATCGAAGATGTAGTTCTTGGGTTGTTGCATGCGATCGGGCACATAGGAAAAATCAAATTGTTCATGCAATCGGGTCTTGGCAAATACTGCGTAATACCAAGGAGTTGAACTGAGATCTGCTGCTGCCTCAAGAGCAGTTTCCATACCTGCCACACCATGCACACGCTTGGATCTGGCACATCGTTGTGCTAGTATGTTCCAATTTTGTTCTGCATCAGGTTCATCATAGGATATGAATACCACATCCATCAAGGCATCAACACGATCATTACAGTGTGTTTTATCTATGTAGGGATAATCGTATAACTGGGTTTTTATGTAAGGAATCGCTGCCTTGGGCACAATAACACCACCAGCACCCGGACTTAATGGAACTATGGTCTTGGTTTTCTCTCTCCATAACGAAACAGCCGGAGGTCTTAGGCCTTGACTGACAGTGTGTCCGGTCGAAAAGATAGCCAACGGCCCTGCAAAGTCTTGAGTCTGCACAGCATTGACATGGCTATCCAAGTTGTGTTTTATTACGGGCATAGGCCTTCGTGGCACTGATAGGTATTGATCAACAAAGTTACAATCATACCAGTCCAACAACTCCACAGTTTCTGCCTTTGCAGCAAAACTAGGCACATGCATGAAGAATGTGTCTCCAAACTTTTGTTCATCGCTGGCAAACACATGCAGCAGATTGTATTGCCAATGACTAGGGTGCCACGAGAAATCAAAATCAGTGTAATCGCAGATACTAGAGCACACCCAAACAAATTCATGTTCAGTGGCAATGCTCTTGGCCAATCGGATCAATGTATCTCTGTAGTTGTCGAAGTATCTTACACGGCGAGCAACATTGGGTATCTGTCCTGCTGCACCATCCATGTGATCGATCTCGTAGATAGCAGTGGCTAGAGTTCTTGGCAATACCGGAGCAGCATGATAGTTTGTGTCTGTGTAGCCCGCAGTAGGAACAAGATATGTGCCCGAATCCTGTTGATGTTGGCTGGGCCATGCATGTCGTTGATGTGCTTGCCAAGGTGGAGGTTCATAAAGGAAATCAAAGCCTGTGTAATCCACTAAGTATGATACCATCCAGAAGAATCGTGTACGCGATTGCTGTTGTGCTTGCTCAATAGATTCAACCTGTTGCTCATGTGGAAACAGGTTAGGTTTGGTTCCAATATAAAATATATCAAACATGATTAGGATAGATGAGATTTACGAAAATACATTCTTGCCCTGGGTGAGAAAAAACTTACCTACCACCACTCTTTACTATCATGATCCTTTTGGGCATAGCGATCCTTCCAGTTTACATTGTAGAAGTTTAAATAATTTGCCACTCGACGATACCAGTTTCATATACTTCTTTGATCAAGAACCTTTGATCTTAGATCTACATCAAACAACATTCGACCGTGTGGACCAAAACAACATAGCAAAATTTAAACCTTGTAATAGAAAAACAGGAGCCATAGTAGTTAGCGAAACTGCCAGTGACAACATAGATTATATATGTAAACAACGAAACTTGCAACCTTTTTATTATTTTTTTCATGGGTGGGCAGCACTAGACTGGTATCGCGGGTATGATCGAACTTTCCTAATCACTCCATGGACCAAAAGAACAATTCGAAAAACATTCTTCAGTGCCAATCGCATCATTGGTGGGCTACGACAACATCGTGTGTTAATGTTGTATCACTTTGCCCAGTTAGGATTATTGGATAATTGGATCAGCGCCAGTGCTGTGTGTCCAGTAGAGAATATGCCCATTGGTGAAATCGCTAAACATTATCAGGAACGATATCCCGACATCGTTGATGTAGTCAATAACATAGAGTTACCTAGACTGTTTCCCGATGAAGATACTCCTAGAATGAGCAGTTGTTGGTTAGATCAATTTGATCCATGTGCCGAAAGTTTAGTGTATCATGTCACAGAAACTGTGTATACTGGACGTAGATTACAACTTACCGAAAAATCATTCAAACCTATTGCCTTGGGTATGCCATTTGTACTGTCAGCCACCGCGGGAAGCCTGGCATATCTAAGAAGTTATGGATTCCAAACCTTTTCAGAGGTCTGGGACGAGAGTTACGATCTCGAATCTGACGACTTCTTACGAGCCGAGAAAGTTGCTGCCTTACTAAAACAATTAGATGATCTTTCTGAACAACAGAAACATGAACTGTTCCAAGCCTGTTGGCCTGTGATTGAACATAACTGGAACTGGTTCTATCGCGGTGAGTTTGAATCAGTACTGTGGACCGAACTCACCAACATGTTAGATTCAATCAAGGCACATTTAACAGTATGATTTATATCTCAATAGATCACTTGCATCCTGTTACCCGTAGACCTATGCCTAATGGTATACCTGTACATCAGCATGATCAGATTGATCAATTAGGCAACGATAGATTGGATTTTCCTCGCATAATTTACTATCTACGTGATTGTAAAATCTCCTATCAAATAGTAAACCCTGCCCACGCACCTGTTGGATCATGGTATCCGATGGTGCTAAGTTGGTTTGATTTCAGCCGAGACTATATGTCATTGATAAGCCCAGCAGCATTGAGTCGTATCAAAGCAAAAGAAATGCTAGTGGTGTTCACTTACCACGAAGGAGATCATCCTGGACGTATCCGTGATAGATTGGACACACTTTGTTCCGATCACGGGATAGATCCTGCTATGACATGGTTGATATCAGGCAATACAACTGCCGATCAATATCCAAACTCCGTGTATTGGCCTGAATTGGAATTCATGTATTGGCGGACCGTGGATAGAAACTCAGGTGCTCAGTATCACCTCAATCCTAGGTCACAAGCATATACTGGATTATGCCGTATAGATAAACTATGGCGCAAGGTATTCATGAGTGATCTGTGGAGTCATGGATTGCACAAACAAGGTTACTTCAGTTACACTCAACATCTACTAGGAGGCGAGGACAACTACTACGAATGTGCATTAAGAAATAGTTATCTTGCTGAATGTCAACTCAGGGTAGATCAGTTCATTGCTGCCGGACCATTTCTTGTGGATGATCTAGATACTCGGGCTCACAATACCTATGATCAGAACATGACTGACTTGTACACAGACAGTTACTTCAACATTGTGTTAGAGACCATGATCGATATTGATGATTCTGGTGGACAGTTTATCACAGAAAAAACTTTTAAACCCATATTCAACAATCAATTCTTTGTGGCTGTGAGTTCCGCAGATCATCTCCGACATCTACGTGATCTAGGATATCAGACCTTTGGAAGATGCATAGATGAGAGTTACGATTCAAACACCAACAATCAAGATCGATTCGAATCTGTGTTGGATCTTACCAAGTCATTGATACAATCAGGGCAGGATAATTTGCATCGTCTGTACGAGGATCTTGCACCTGAGATACAACACAATGCTCGAGTGTTCCAGTCAGGAATGGCTCACCGATTGAAAGTGGTCGTGGATCGCATCAACTGCAAACTTTGATTCCATAACACCGTTGGAATCGATCGGCATCTCTGGGATCGTTGACCATGGGCTCACCACGTATGTTGAGGCTGGTGTTTAACAGCATAGGGCATCCGGTCATCACATACCACTTTTCTAGTAGTTGTCGGATGCCTGATCCATCTCTAGGTACAGTTTGTACCCTGCTGGTGCCATCTACATGCACAATAGCAGGAAACTGACCTGGATCACGACATTCTGCTGTGACCTGCATGTATGGGCTGGTATCGAAGTTAGGCGGCATATAAAAGTATTCTGCTGCGTATTCTTCTAGGATCACAGGTGCAAATGGTCGGAACTTTTGTCTGCGTTTGATCTCATTCACCCGGTTCTTGATTGAATGTCCTCTTGGGTCTGCTAGTAGACTGCGATTGCCCAGCGCCCGCGGTCCGAACTCTGCACGGCCTGATGCCACACCCACTATCTTGTCCGTGACTAGATGATCCAAGATTTCATTTACCGGGTAAGCACCGGGTATATTATGTCCCAGAAAAGTGTCTCGCCAATTAACACGGCCACCATGAGCCAAACAACTAGCACCGAGACTATTGCCAGCATCGCCCGGATTAGGCATAATCCAAATTTTTTCATAGTATTGTCCTAAGAATCTATTTGCCAGGCAGTTCAATGCTACACCACCACCGTATACTAGATTACGGCTGCGGCCATGCTCTCTGGCTTTTTGTAGAACATCTCGTATCATGCTTTCCACTAGAAATTGTGCTGTGCTGGCAATGTTTGCAGGATCAGCATGAGGCAGAAAGTCATCGCCTACTCCAATGTGTAGATTCTGTTTAAAGCGGAGTCCAGGTATGGTATCTACTAACTGTTTTCTCATCTCGTCGAGATACAGTGGCTCACCATATGCTGCCATGCCTATGAGTATGTATTCTTCATCCATGGGCTTTAACCCTACACGAGCAGTCATAGCCGAATAGAACAATCCAATACTATCAGGATATCGCAGACTCCACACTTTCTTGTATCGTGCTCGACCGTTTTCATACCAAGCATCCCAGATGGTCACAGTGTCAAACTCGCCAATGGCATCTATCACCACAACTGTGGCATCTTCAAATGGGCTGGTCTGGAATCCCCCTGCTGCATGACACAAGTGATGCCCATGTGTGTGTATTTTAGGACGCCCTATGATTCTGTATGAAGGTCCTAGTAATCGATCCCAACTGGGCCATTGAAATCCTTCACCGCTGCGTAGGTGTCGCATGGCTTTGATCCAAGGGCGTTCATAGTAGTGATACTCTAGTTTATCGGAATCTGTATGCGCTAATGCGTCCAATACAAGATGATCATTGAGATCCTTATCGTGCTTTTTCTTGCTGTAGCGTTCGCTGTGAGCAGCAAACAAGATATCGCCAGCCTGATTGACCACACTCACTGCGGCATCATGGAAGCCGGCTGAGATGCCTATGTAATTCATTTGTAGATAAAGGGATCGCGTTTGCGAAGTTCTCGCAGTTTTTTACGATAGCGTATCTCTAGTGTGATCTTTGCCCATAGTCTTTTAATCCAATTCATCGCATGCTCCTTATTTGTTGCAACTCATAATCGGCATCGCTCCACCGATACTCATATGTAGCCTGAGCACGATTGGTACGTATTTTATATACATCTAGATGAGTTTCCATCTGTCTCCATATTTCATCATGGTTGGTAGTACCGAAACTGCGAATTAAATCCACTTGGGCTACTTTTGGGTGGCCAATGGTCAGTGACTTGTCATCCGGATCAAACCCGTTTTGTGCGAGCCATGTTCTAAACTCAGCCAGTGCCCGGATCTGCCACTCATAAGACGCAGGATCTTTTGCCCATTCGATATCAAAGTCACCGGCTGCTTCTGTCTGTGAACGTAATGCACCGGTGACCAATTCGCCTATCCGACTGTCACGCCCTTCGTCATTGAACACTTCCCAATGATGTTTGCCTACCGCTTTATTTACACCCACATACACCCCGCCTAGGCTTCGATTGATTGTTTCTATACCAAACAATTCGTAATCTTCTGCGTCTAGCACAAATCTTGGTGCTTTCAACCAACACATCAACTGTGATGGTCTGCGCCATTCAGGTGATTCAATCAGTCTGCGAATACTTAGAACCAGACTTTCATGTTCGTGACACAACAAGTTCAACTGCCGTATATGCCATCGTGTTACATCATCTGCGGCAGTATAGTAAGGGCTCATGGCACCCGAGGTACCTTGGAGATCCTCAAAATATCTGTGCAATCGATTCATTAGATCTCGATTGACTCCGTCCCACCCCTTGGATTCTGTGTTTGATCCGGCAATCAACCAATCCGCGGACACAGTATTTTCCGGAGTGAATGAATCTGTGATCGTGTATCCTAACCCGGCTGAATTGATTGCTGTGATGCTGCGATTGATCTGTTCGCAAATATATGCAATTGAGCGATCACTGTTGGCCCATCCTAGCCAGCAGTAGTTTTTTTCTAGATGATAATTGTTTTGTACTAGATGATCAAGTGCAGCCAACCATTTGCGTGAAAGACTATTATCTTCCACATCAATGTATACTGTTAGCACATGATCGTTTTTGTCACGTAAATCTATTTCAATTGTATCAAGCAATGTTCATCCACCATTTCAGTACATCGGGCCTTACCGACAGGATATCGGTCATAGTCACGGGTTGTGTTCTTATCTGTTCTAATTGTAACACACGAGTACGGCCTTGAGCAAGAGCAGATTGGTATTGATCAGGCCATTGTTCTTCAAATGTAGGACGATTCTTCAACTGTGTCAATACATCTCGCATGGCGCCCGATGTATCTGCTATCAATTCATCTAGCCATGGTTCTAACAAGTGTCTAGGCAGAGCCAATGGGCTCATGATGATGTCCGGAGAGAATGAAAAGATGACTTTGGCTAGAACATCTACACCGAATTGTCTAGCGAGTTCTGTAATTTTGCCAACTTCGAACATTCCGGGCAGAGTGAGCGTAAAGTCAATTCTGACTTGACGAGGGTGACGCTGGATCGCAACTGCGTTACCGAAGTTTTCAAGCCATTGATCATAATCAAGACCTGTTCTAATGTATTCACCAATTGTGCCTGTACCGTCGAGACTTGCACATATCTGCCAATCGCGTAGCCCAGGAAGAACGTCGCGATAGAGATTGATGCCACGATACTCCACCCTGGATAAGTTTGTATTATATCTAGCATATACTTTCGGCCCATCCCCTAGTTCTATTATGCGTTGCATGTATCGCCAATGCTGTTCATACATCAATGGTTCGCCGCCCACCCAATATACTTCTTCTACTCTGTGCTGTTCTACAGCATCACTGAACTCACGTTCAATTTGACTATCCTGGAACTTGGAGATCTGCTCACGTACCTCGGGCTGCATCCAGTTATTTTTAGGATTGCTCCAATTGACCATGTGATGTGTCTTTTGTTCCGACTCCCAACTACTACTCAGCATGTCTCCGCAGGTTCTACATTTGAAGTTGCACAGGTTGCTGAATCTATAATCCCAACTCACTGGTTGCATGGTAGTGCGACCGGTAGCATCTGTTTGTTCTAAAATTGCGGAGTATTTATGTTGAAACAAATGGCTAAAGTATGTGCGATAAACATCAGTATTCAAAAGTTGATCATTGCAGACCTCGCATTCAGGCAATCGTTCACCGGCCATCATGCGGCGCCGAACTGATCGCATGTGATCACCGTTCCAATGTTCCTCAAGGGTGATAGGAATATAGGTGCCGGTACCTGATTTAGTATCTATATATTGCTGGAAGTTTTGTGCTGGCTCGCGGCTAGCACAGCACATGCGCCTTTCAGTCTGTGGAGAGAGATAAGTGTGTACCCAAGGCGCTAAACATAGAGAATTAGGTTTTTGCATAGTTTAAAATATGTGCCAATTCCAGGGCTACCTTTTTTAGATCCTGTTGTCTGCGTTGATCTAATCGGCGTATCTGTTGTCGTGTTTCTTCACCGTCGGTCGATTCCCCGCGAATCATAAAGTCGATGATACGGCCAAACTCTGCACGAAATTGCTCAGGTGCCTCGCAAGTGCTGAGATAATCAGCAATGTGTTGTTTGGCATCAGATGGCAATCTTGAGATTGAAAAATACCATGCATCGTGCATCATGTTCCAATATACAAAATCAAAATCTTGTAATGCTATCCACAATGCCACTTCGTCAAGATATCGCACATTGAATACATTCACTGTGGTGCAGCATTGTAACTGCAAGTTAGGCATACCTTCTCTCATGAATCTAAAACGATCGATGTTCTCTTTTACTGTTCCCCAGGATGCATTTGAGCGTTGATATTCAAAACGTGGCCCAATGTCATCAACACTAAACGCAATCTCTACAGTCTTAAAATGTTTCCATATTTCCGGGCCTCTCAACGGAAACAGCGTTCCATTGGTGTTGTAATGTATCTCAACCTGGCCAGCAATCCCACGATCCACTATTCCTTGTAACATATCAAAGTGCTGTTCGATCATGAATGGTTCGCCGCCAGTGAATTCAATGTATCGTATATCGTCAAGCACACTATCAATCTGAGACCAGAAATGATCGTTATCTTTGGGCCATGCACCTGCTCGCAACATTTTGTAAGCATGGCTAGATTTTTGTTCGTTGCGCGGCATGAAAGAAATTTCTTCTCCGGCGAACTGTGAACTGGACCAGGAACCGCAGATCCTACATTTGAGATTGCAGATGTTCCCCAGTTTGAGATCTAAGAACATCAATGGTTTGGCATCCTGTGTCCAATGGTCATGCTTGAGCGTGTGTTTTAGACGATCTAGGGTGTGCATACGTTTTGATGTACGTCCTGCATCTTCTTCGTTCCAACATTTCCTACAAGTTTCTGGCTTTTGCCCTGCAAGGAATCCTGTGCGTAATTCGCGCATGTGATTGCTATTTTGTATGTCAGCAAAGTCAGCCGTGGTTAATTCAAACTTGTTTCCATCGTTGTCTAGGATCTCATCGTCGGCCAAACAACAAGGTCTTACTGTGCCAATGGGGCTGGCCTCTAGACTGATCCAAGGTAATACACAGAATTGATCGTGCGGCAAGTTCAAAATAAAATCTTTCTATCTGCTTGTTTGAAAATCTCAACCAACTCATTGTATTGTGGATGATCAGGATTGTATATATTTTTCTGCTCGAATACCTCAGTTGACCAAGTGCCCCAGTTCCACATTTTCTGAAAATTAACATTGGTGATACCCAACTGATCACAGAGTTTGACGAAAGCCGGAATTTCTTTATAGTTATCTAGTTGTACAACAAAGTCCGCAGTGATTTGAAGAGGGTGTTGGTTTTTTTTAATGATGTGTTGTACCCAACGAACATTATCTAACAATTGATTCCACTGTCCGTTGACTCTGATTTTTTTATAAGTTTCTTCTGTGGCAGCATCAAAACTTATTCTCAATTCTTGTAATGTAGGAAGTAGTTTTTCTAACATGTCTGATTTAGATCGTAGATAACTCCCATTGGTTTGTATAATGTGTTTGATGTTTTGTTTGCCAGTGGCCAGTATGTATTCCAACAATTCAATGTAAACATCACTGATAAACGGCTCGCCGCCGGCCCATCTGATTTCTATGGGTTGTGATTGTATCTGATCAATTACAAGATGTTTGATTTTAGTTACTATTTGATCATTGATTGAACGGATGACATGATGATTGTTGTTGTTTATCAATTCAGTCCTGCAACTAGGGCATCGAAAATTACAAGTATAGTCAAAATCAAATATAAGATTTTTAGGAATTTCAGATACCAATAACTGGTCGTGACTCACAAATTCCAATGGCACGTGGTTTGATTGAGGATCACTGTGATATCTCTCTGGACTTACTTGTCCAAAAAATCCGCAGATCTGATTATTACAATAGAAATATCTTCCAGCAACAATTTCTTGACGTATGCGTTGAGCAGATTCTGAATTCAAAACATCATATACATTGTCAACATGTAATATATTACCCACAAATTTTGGAACCCAACTTGGACTACTACACACAAAAACTTCTCCGTTGTTGTTCACACCCATGGTACTCCATGGTACCTGGCATATCGGTTGCTCGTGATAATTTTTATCAAAAAATATCTGTTTCTGTCGTTGTTGATTATTTTCGGCAAGTATGCTGCCATCTATAGTTATATCTGAGTATGTTTGCTGCATCATGCTAACAAACTCATCAACTTCTCGTTGTATATCTGGATGGTCTGCAGGAATACCAGATATGATATCGTCTAGGCTTGGCCAAGAAGGTCCGGCAAATGTCTTATAGTCTAACTGACCGATGATTTTTTTTAAGTTCATGTCAATGCCTGCAATTCAGGTATTACATCAAGCAAACGTTCTGCACGTATATCGTCTAGTTCATGTGTTTTACGCCAGAAGGTATCAATGAGATGTGTGTTGTCAGTGGCCATCATGAATTTAATAGCCGACTCAAACCCAACACTGGCACGTTGCAATGGATCATTGTCTCGCAACCAGTTAATGTGTTCTTGGTACTTCATCCGTAGACGTTGTTTGTATTTTATTGTAGCAATGTCGATTCTTAAATGTGCAGGATCTTGTAAGATGTTTACATTAAGGTCCTGCGGGCGTATCAACCCACGTTCAACCCAATCTCGATGAAAATCAGGTAAATGCCAAGCATTCATGATGCTTAGAGTAGGGCTGATGTAAAAATCTACATCAGGACATATTTTCAACATCTCTATCCTGTTTTGTTCAACACGATTCCAATCTGTACCTTTGCGTATATATTCAGCATACTTTGTTGATCCGTCAAGGCTGGCCCCCACTGCTACGCTGTCAAACTGTTTCCAATATTCAAAAACACTCTGCCCTTTTAGATCTGTATGTGTGAAGTTTGTATTGTAGATCAATCTCACATCAAATCGTCCTCGACGAACAAGTTCATCTAAAATCCGATAATGTTCTTCCATCAGCAAAGGCTCACCACCGGCAAAGTATATCTGCTCTACATAATCGATGTGAGGTAACAACTGTTCCCACATGTCAGTTTCTGTACGACCTGCGTAGTTTAATACCCGATTGCGATCTTTCCAGTCACCCCCGGCCAACTTGACCTGATCCTGATACCATTGGCTTGAGAAGATATGCCCACAACTGCGACATTTGAGATTACAGAGATTTGAAAAACGTATGTCCCAATAGGTCATTTCAAAAGGATTCTTGTCTAACTTTTTGATGTGATGACCATGATGTTTGTTTGCACTTTTGCGACCTGAAAAGAATCCCGATTGTTCTTGCTCGTAACAACGACCACAAGCAGCATTGGGTGTTTCATTCAACATATCTGCCCGTAACTGTTGCATGGGTTGATCTTTCCATATCTCTTCAAGTGTGCTGGATCTACAATTGCCCACTGGATATTTCATCTCTGAGTGACAACAAGGATATGCTTCCCCGGTAGGGTAGGCATGTAGATGTATCCAAGGGTAAATGCAGAATGTTTTCGAATCTGTTAATAAGAATTCTTCACGTTCTGTGAGATCCACAGGCCTCACTAGATTTGTACTATTATATTTGTAATCACTCATACAGATGTTGCCAATGTTGTAAAATTGTTTTTTCCAGATTTAAATTTAAATTTCCAACAAATGTACTTGGGGTCAGCAATACAAATTCTGAAAATTGTACGAGAAATTTTGTAATGTCAGAATGCAGTCGATCTTCTTCATGCGAGTCGGCCCTGAACAGCACAAATTTGGTTTTTGAATTTCGACATTTTAAAACTATTTCATTCACATACTTTGTAAAATCATAAAAACTGTTATCGCAGACTCTACTTAGTTGTAGCACTACATTTCTGTCAGTCAAGTCTGTTATCATTACTTGTTTCCATAACTCTTGATTGTTTTTGACTTTTATAATCTGGCAGTTACTAGATGATGGGTTAAAATACGTGACTATATAACACCATGGAATCTGTGATTGTATGATCACATCCTGCCATTTTTTTAGATAGATACAGGTAGTCAAAGTTATATTAAAAATTGAGAGATCGTTATAGCTAAGTAGGTCTTGATCTAACATTATTAACAAATCAAATTTTTTACACATCAATCTCAAATAATCCACAGTTATGGTTCCAATATCTGTGTAATAACACCCAGGTAAGATGTCCAGTACAGATTCGATTAATAACCCGTTTAAGGGTATAGCATATTGTATTGATATCATCTTGGACTTGAGTGCGGTGTCCTCTGAACTATTACCTAGGCATAGTATTTTCATTGTTGCCAGGCCCGAGAACTTTCTTGAAACCAATTTTTCCATAGCTTTGCAACCAGGCCAACATCTAGTTCTAAATTTAATTTTTTATCTAATAGAATAATCTGATCTAAATATGTATCCTCATTAAAAAAACTATCAAACGGAATCGGGAGTAATCGATCTTGAAACATATTTTGTAATTTCAGTTGATGCTGATACTCATCATCAAAATCAAGATAATACTGTTTGGCTTTTTGATTGTTTATTAAAAAATCTTTATGGCTTGGAGTGACTTGAACTGAGATAACTTTTTCGTAGAAATTATCGCCCCACAATATATTTTTTGTATATTGATTGTAAAAATCGACAGGATGCCATTGATCAATTAACCATAGTTTGGATTGTTCATAATGATAAAAATCAACTAGCCCACGTTTAAAATTTAAACAATCTTTGGTTTCTTCTTTTTTCCAGTTTTGGCTGTCCCATATTGAGTATCGATTGAATTTTTCTTCCGCAGTTAGTGTTTTTTCATATTCCCTGAGATCTCGTCCAGATGTTCCGGTGATTGTTTTCTCACTGAGAGTCAATGTTTTATACAACATATTTCCAGCAGACCCTGGCAAATAAATGATTGTTGCTTTTAACATAGTCGATCAGAGAGTATGATACCAAGGTTTTAGTGCAGGAAATGCTAGATCAAAGCATTTGCCTCGACGCTGATCATATTGTGCGTAGAACTGCTTAAAGTCATTCAGCAACTTGGGCCGATCAAATGCTTCTGAGTGCGGAGTTTTGACTATGTCAAGATAATCAATCAAGCGTTGAACATGATTGACTTCGTGCTCATGCAAGAATTCACTATTCCACCAAGAGTCAAGCCAGACTTCTAACCGTTGTCGAAATACCGTGCGTAGTTCGTCGGGCAACACCAAAGGTGATTGGAAACTAGGAAATCGCAGGATGTTCAAGGTAAAACTCACAGCATCACGGCCGTATTCTATTTTCCAGTTCATTATGCATTCCAAGAACTGATCCAGTGAGCACAGACACAATGCATTGATTGTGTTCATGATGTGTATGCCACGGAACTTACCTGAATCAAGAAGTCGTTCCACATTGTTGGCCCAGTCATCCCATACTAACCCGTCTCTGATATATTCGGCTTGCAGACCTACACTTTCGTTGGATGTATATAAGTCAACTTCTAATCCATCAATGCTTGCTAACAATCGATCTAGATCCACCGCAGTGCCTAGATTTGAATTGATTGCCAAGCGTGTTTGGCTACGCCCTGGATTGTTCTTAAACCAGTCAATCAGTTTCCATGTCTCGCCCGACATCAGTGGCTCGCCACCGGTTATGCGGAGTTCTTGGAGGGTTCGATGTAGGTCCGACTCCCACCACGCAAAGAACGCCTCCACATAAGGATTGGTCTCACCGAAACTATAAAGCTGACTACTGCCATGATCGTGAGTAAAGTGATTCCTACCATCAGACACAAGACCTTGATAGGGTCCATTTTTACGAATGTCTCGAACCCAAGTGCTGCTGAATGCAGGATTACAATAACTGCAAGCAAATTGGCAAGTGCGGTCAAAAGCAATCTCCAAGGTACGGAGGTTGAAGTCTTGATCTGGTGAATTGGTATGTGCTTCATTTAACAACTCAATGGGGTAAATCTTACTCTTATACACACGGTCACTGATGGCATCACTGCCCATGTCTTCTATCTTCCAGCAATACTCACAACCAGCAGGGCGCTCGCCCTCAATCATCTTGCGACGATCCTCTTTCTTTTGATCAGTATTGTGCAGCAGCCTAGGGTTGGCCCGAACTTTATCAATGTCCACCAAATGGGCCGGCGGGTGATGGCAACTTGTAGTCATGCCACTTCCTAACCAGATGGTAGCATTGTACCATTTTGCTGCACAAAAACTTGCACTCTTGGTGTCTAGCACCTGTCGCTTGAATTCTAAATCGGTCATTGTTGTTGTAGGAATTGTAGAAATCGGTCAGGAAACTCCTGCCGGATCTTGGAACCCAGTTCCTTCATATGTTGTTGATTATACTTACTTATTGCTTGGGCCGCAACCAGAAATTCATCTAAATCACCGGCACACAGATCTTGAACTATAGTGGCTATCCTATCCAATCGGTCTTGATTGTTATCGATCAGATCAAACGATTCATCTATTAGAGTGTGATATGTTTGGAATCCTGCATGATGCAGATCTCTGTAAAAGCCACGATTGGCCACAACCACAAAAGGATGACCCATGGCCATGGGTTTGTAGATCTTTTCACTGCGTAGACTGTATGGATAATCACATACTGTTTCGGTGACTAAACTAAAATAGGTATCAATGTATGGCTCCGCACGGATGTATACGTCACCCCATTGGTTATTGAACAGTTCGTGTTTGATAAAAGCGTGTTCAAATTGATTTTGAGTGTTGTTATGATATCTCTCTACTTCATAATTGCTCGGCAACAAATGTATAGCAGATTGTCGACTCAATAAATCGGTCTGGTATGTATGATGATATACCAGTGTAGTGTCAAGATTGGTCCAAAGTGCATGTTCCAACAATTCGGCATCACGCATCTTTTCTATCATGTATTTTCTATGCGGGCGAGTACGGCCATTCAAGAACAAGAATTTGTAGGGCTTGTTTGTTTTGCTGTATATCTCATCCACTCGGCTGGATTGTTCCACATTTTGTTCATACCCAATCACCCGATTGAGATAACAATCATACACTAGACAATTGAGTTCAGGTTCCATTTCGCCACACCCGACCAGCAAAAGTTTCTTTTGGGTTACTAGATCCAGCAGCCCTAGCCCCTGGCATTGTAGTTTCAGAGTGCTTGATCCTTCACTAGGGTTGGCCAATACAGGTAAGAAGAATCCTTCTGTGGCCAATTCTTTTATCCTTGATGAGTACTGGTTTACTGTTTGTCGAGCAAATATTGTGATTGAATTGGCCACAGGTTCATGCTGATCGAAATCCCAAAATGTATCATCTACTAGATGTTTGATTTCAGGATAGATCTCACATTGAGTGTCACAGATGATAGTTCGGTTACCTAGCATGTAGACTGCATTGTTTCCACCAAGAGATCATTTCAGGAAATGTTTTTTCAAAGTCTGTGCCTCTGCGGCGATCATGTTCGCTGAAAAATCTGTAAAAATCTGCTAGGTGTTGAGGGCTAGTTGTATTCAACGCTGATCGCATCCATGCTATATCACGCTCGAGCCGTTGCACTTCATAGTCCTTGAAACCATGAAACGGATCGGCCGCAGTTTCTAGGTTGGCCAACATAAAGTCTCGTGCTTGTTCTAGTTTTGCAGCATAACTTTCAGGCAAGGTCTGAAGGCTTTGCCATGCCGGTTGTCGCAGCACAGGTGTGTCAAACCACACACGCTGATATGTCTTGCTGTATTGGCGGCGTAGATCTAGTATCCATTGCATCAATGGCAGGAAGCCTGTTACACTTAAATTGTTCATTGTGATGATAAAGGTCAGACTATTACGATATGGAATGTCCGTGAGATATGTTTCCACATTGTTTTTCAATCTGTCAAAATCCAAGCCATGGCGTATGTATTCTGCTTGTGGGCCTATGCCCGAATCAAGGCTCACATACTGCATGAAGTGTTCAATGTCAGTGCTGCATAGTCGTTGAACATAGTCAAAGTATTTTGTTGATAGTTCGGGCTCTACACTGAAGTTTGATGTCACGGCCAAATGTAGATCGCTTTTTGGATTCTCCAACACATAGTCAAACACTCTGTAGGTGTTTCGATCCATCAGTGGTTCGCCACCGGTCATGCGGAAGTGTTTGAGTTCAGGATACAGACTAGGCCACCAAGCCCAGAATGCTTCTACATAAGGGTTGTGATCACGGGCAGGGATAGGCCTGCGGCTGCCGCTAAAATGCTCAGCAGCGTTATGAGGAACCAAAGTAGGAAATGCCCCGTGGCGTTCAACTTCTTGCTGCCAACTAGAGCTGAACTGCGGGCTGCAATAGCTGCATTTAAGGTTGCAGGCATTGTTAAAATTGACTTCCACATATGACGGTACGACATCTTCATCTCCAGTTGAGTTTTTTATCCGTTCAAAATCCACGGCTGCCCAGGGCTCACCAGATCTATAATGTCGATCGCTGAGTTGTCCTAGATCTTCCATGTTCCAACAGTAACTGCATTCAGTGGGTCTCTGTTGTTGTAGCATTATCTTGCGTTGTTCTTTTTTATGCTGGGTATTATGCAAAGCAGCAGGATTGACAGCAATCGCAGCAGAATCTGTTGCATGCAAGGGCGGATGATAACAACTGTTATTTAATCCTGTAGTAAGATGCAAGCTGACCTGTTTCCATTTGGCCAGACACAATGCTGGCCCTAGATCTGTCTTCATCTGTTGAGCAGATACTATGAATTTACTTTGATCTGTCATACTCCAAATATCTTTGTAAAATCTTCTTCTGTTAATTCTAATAATCTATAGAGATTGTGATCCAAGATTGGAGTCATATCTTTGAACATAGATTCTAAATCTCTAATAGAGAGGCAGCTCAACTGTTGAATATTATCAATCATAGCCGGTACGTGGCACCCATCAGGGTCCTCACTATAGCCTTCGTCCCACCACTTATTGAAAGTTTGAAACCCCAACCGTTTTAGATTGGGAATCAGATCAGCCGGTCCTTGAACCATAAACGGTGTACGCATCAATATTGGCCTCCATATTTTTTCATCTATATAAAAAGTATTGCCCTTGTTAAAAGTCAAGCTGACCAGCTCTAAGAAAAATCCAGGATAGTGATCTGTGATGTTGTATGTTAAATCCGGTCCAATGTAATCAACATCGATTGGATCTATTTTTATCGGTCCATGAGTTATCAGATCAAATGCCCAGGTCAAATTCTCTTTTGGTATGTTTATGTCACACATCATATCCTCGATGCCAATAAATGATCGATGGAATGATTTTGAAACATCGCAATGATACGATTGCAAGGTCTGCGAACGATGATTGGCCCTTAGATAACTTGCTAGATATAACCTCTCTTTGTTGCTGTGTCCGATAAAATGGCCAAAATGTCGTAAATCCTGATCAAACTTTTTAACGCTATCTACACCAGTGATATATTTTTTTTGTGCATTTTTTAGCTCGTAATTTTGGTGATGTTTTACTATGACGTAATCATGATGCCGTTCAATGAAATTAGCTGTGTGTATTTCTATCTGTTGTTTTGGGTAATTAAACACGCCACATATGTTATCAAGCAAGTCATATATGCCATTGCTTTGGCAGCAAGGACCTTCCCCATTAAGATCAATCCGGACCACCGTTGGGTTGCTCTGTACTGCCTGTATTATCTCGATGATCACCCGATCACGATCTACAATCCTTCCTTCTGTGGTGACTAGTTTTATCATAGTAGGAAGTATTTAACAGTTAAATAGATGCATGTTTGAAATAATCTCAGAATTTGAAAATCGCATTGCACAATTTTACGGCAGTTCTTACGCTGTGTCAACTGATAGTTGTACGCATGCCATTGAATTGTGCCTACGTCATCAGAAATCCAACGATGTAAGCTGTCCTACGCAGACCTACGTTAGCATTCCGATGACATTTGAAAAACTTGGGTTGCGCTGGTCCTGGAACGATCAATCCTGGCAAGACTACTACTACATCGGTGGAACAAATGTCATTGATGCTGCTGTGTATTGGCAAAGAGATGGATACATCAACGGTACCTTGATGTGCCTTAGCTTTCAGTTCCAAAAACATCTAAGCCTTGTACGAGGTGGTGCTATATTAACCAATGATCATGACGAATACGTGGCACTTAAAAAACTAAGTTTTGATGGCAGGTATGGTAATTCTCCCTGGAGGGATCAAGACATCACCAGTCTAGGATATCATTACTACATGCCTATAGAAACTGCTAAATTAGGATTGGAAAAAATTGATGCTGCTATTTCTTCTATTCCAAGAAAATGGAGCCATCTGGATTACCCTTACCTCCCGGATTTTTCAGTATTTCAGAAGTGATCCGTTGATGCAATAATTTTGCATAGTATCTGTGGCCGTCGGCAGTTGGATGTTTTCCATCTTCGGCAATCCAATTATTTCTTTGTGCAATGTCCTCAAGGCAATCTTCCTGATACACGTTATTCCAGTCTATTAGATTGTACAGGTGTTCAAACCTTGAGAACTTTCTAATAGGTCTCCAATGCATGAACAAGTATGGTATGTTGTTTTCTTTAAGTACCGATTGCAAACTGATCATTCGAATGTATTCAGATTTGAGTATTTCTTTGTACCCAGTAACCGCATGGCATGATTGAAATACCTCACTCACACTATCTTTGGTTCCTCTTAGATATCCTAAGCTGAATATCCAATTTTTTTCTACATGATCTTGATCATCAATGGGATATACTATTTTACTGGGCCAGTCATTCTGTGCGCTCTGATAGATTGAAGTATTAAGACTGTCAGAAAATTTAGAGATGTCATCCACACGGAAATCCATTCGACCACATTCTGCCCACATCACCAATACCAGATCATATTTCCTTTGTGAGATTTCGCCTATGGTGGTTTCGTGTATGTAGGTATTGCCACATCCTGCCATGGCTAGATTTACTAGTTCGCATCCCAGTAGTTCTTTAAGAAAATAAGGCCAAGAATCTGGACCTCTACTGACACTAGCACCATTGACAAGTATATTCATTGATATTGTTTCTCAAGTTGAGCACGTGATACTTTGCCGCTTGTGCCGGTCGAGATAGTGTCTAGTTGTTTTATCATGGTCGGGCGGCAATGCTGATTAATATCTGTCAGAACTTTTTGTACCTGAGCCGGCGTGCAATTTCCAGTGTACAAACATTTTACACTATCACTGCCAAATATAACACAGGTTTCGATCAATGGCAACAAACGCATCAACTGATTTTCTATACTTAGTGGATTGAGTTTGTACCCGTTGACATTGATTTGATCACGATGGCGACCTATGATGCGATAATACCCATCTGAATCCTGCTGTGCTAGATCGCCGGTATCATACCAATCTTTAGTAAAGAGACATTCTCCTTTGATCCAAAGATGTTGATCTCTTATTTCTGCTTGTATTCCCGAAGGCAATCCAACAGTTCCTATTCGTTGTTCGCCATTTAATGGATTTGTAAAACAATGGCTCAAAGATTCAGTCATGCCAAATGCTTCAATCACAGGCACATTGAATTTGGCACAGAGATGTTGATACAAGGTGTCAGGCAATGCTGCACTAGCACTACGAATAAATCTCAATGTTGTTAAATCTAGATTACCGACGATCTTGAGAATACCCGGGATCGCTGTTATAAAAGTGGGAGAGAGTTTTGGAAGATTACGTATTTCATTCAATGACAAGAACTTCATTTCACATCCTGATGATTTTGCAGCCCAATAAAATCCTTGCCCATGTGCATGGCTCAGGCTCATCACACTAACATACCGATCGTTGGCAGTGATGTTGTATGCATTACATATAGTTTTTGCAAGAATATCAATTTGATCTTGTGTAAAACTACAAAATTTACTGTCACCGGTAGTACCGGATGTATACCATAGCAATTTCTCTCCAGGATAGTCTCTTCCGGATCTACTAGATTCTCCTTGATTAGTAATTAACAAACTCCAATCGGCTTGATCTAATAGATATGATTGTCGTTGAACTGTTGCTTTAGGATCTATTATCATAAGACTATAGTCCGTCAACTCGTCGATATAATCTTGCGGATTATCTACACAAAGTACAGCCCGTTTCATTTGTTGTTTATTTTATCTTTGTATTTTGTTTGCAAGAGTCTGATCTGCCTGACGGATTTTATATAAAAATCTTCGACGGTGATTCCATCAAACTGTGGAGGCCGCATGGCAGACAAATTAAAAATTTCTCTCTCTCCTATATTTTGTGTAGCTGTGTTTAAAATCGTTGCTATCTCTTTTTGTTTGCGGACCGGCATGGATTTCAATGCAATAGTGATATTAAAAATATATGGAGCATCTATTCCTAGCTCTTTTAGTGTTTTTATTTTAGGTTCCTGAGGCAAGCGACCGGGGCAACTGGCAGCGATCATTTGCATCTTAGGGTTCTTTGTTTTTAACGAGGTATAACTTTCATACTTGTCAATAACAAATTCAATTCCATTGTCCCCGGCCATGTTGATTAACGCATCGTTGTTGCTTTTAAACACAATGTATAGAACATCAAATTTATACTTCTCACCAAGAGCAAGTGCAGTCAAATGCGAAGCATTTCCAGCCCCAACTCCGCCTACTACAAATTCTGACTGCCCGGATAAAGTTTTATTTGTTATCACTGCCCAACATGCATCACCAAATGCATAAATCGGCACATAATCAGTCTCAATGAGTTTTCCTGATTCAATATTTTCTACATATGTTGGGGCGATAATTGCCAAGCTGTTTTCATCCAAGTTCTTGACAGCAATAATTTGATTACCACCAGGTTTGAATTCTACCACAAATTTATAGGTAGATTGTATGAAATTTGCTTCGTCGACTACACGGAACAACGCCGGGGTGGCACTGTGTGCCGGGCTGTATGGGCTATAGATCTTGATTGTTTCACCGGCAAATGTGCTGCTGTACAAAACTAGTAATACTAATTTTAACCATTTCATATTTTTAAAATTAAAATTATTAAATGGTATCTATCTCTCGAACCATGGCACCACGGTTGCGCCAATTGCTACGATAATGGCGTTTGAAAAACTCACTGGCTTCCACTGTGAGCATATGCATGGGTAGATCTAATTGTGTATGCAATTCCGTAGCGATGTTGTTGCTCACATGCTCGGGCTGTTCCTTTTCTACAGTTCGCCATATCTCAGACAATGCATCAAAGTTTTGTACCTGCAAATAGTCCCAGTTGGTGAGCATGGTCATATATGTACCTTGTCGGGCTCCGGCCATGGCCCAGTATCCATAGTCTACATCTGCACCCACATTGTGCCAGATGGTAAGATGGTCAAGATTGCGTTGATGCACACGTTGTTGAAATTCAGGCAATGTGGGCCGTCGGCCACGATCCAAACACATCTTTACACCTTCGCGGAAGCCAGCACGCCAAGCATGGAATGCTGACCCATTGGGATATGTGGTTGAATAACAGTCATGCATGGCCCAATACAATGGATCGAAACAAAACTCCACTTGGGTTTCTGTACGGCCGTCTGTAGCTTCATGAGTACGCATGGCATTCACAAACGTGCGTGTCCAACTACTGATGCCACCATTACCATACATAAGACCATTCACATGGTTACGAGCACGCCATCGGAACACCGCTTGCTCATGTTGTTCAGTGGGGAATAGCAGTGTCTGGTTGAAAAACTCCGGATCAGGAAGGTTGTCACCATCAATCAATACAAAACGCTCAGTGGTGCTGGCTTCTGCTGCTGCTTTGTGTGCTGCGTCTGATCCTTTGACTCCGTCTATTCTAGTGGCCCACGGAACCATGTTCCGTATCTTGACCCAGTGTTCTTCTTTCTGGGGCTCATCATAACTGAGATAGATGCAGTCTAGATCAGCGACATCAATTTGTTTCGACGACATTTTCTTTTTTCTTCCAATATTGTCCTGGTTGATCATTTACCACAACAGTCACATCATTGATATGGCAAAGTGTTCCTGAATCTGCAGGTACGAGTTTGGTCATCCTGGCAGTTCTACGTCTAACAATTTTTCCATCAACAACGTTCACTGCCCGGTCCTGCAATGCAAATTGCTCGGGTGTGACATCAACATACTTACCGGGCAACTCTTCATGACTGTAAAATAATGGTAGTCCTGCATCATCATAGTAGAGCCTATAGTATACCGGCTTGGCATCAGTCCATTTGTAGTTGTGCCAAAACTCTAAAAATTCTTGTTCAGACATGTCGCCAATCTTTCACATGATAATGAACTGCACCCCACTGTGCCACAGTATTGATCCTTAACGGATTGAGTTCCCATGTGAGTTCTTTAGTCCAATCAGATGTGTGTATAGGAATCATATGTCGTTTCATATGCACGATTTGTGGATATATTGCAAATGGCATAGTAACCAATTCAGGTCCAATGATCTGTGCTGCCATGGCATACACTAAATCCGTAGATGGTACTTCGTCTGGAAACTTTAGCAAGGTCTTGTAATCACTCCAGTGTTCGAATATCCTGCGTACTAGACCAAAGAACTCCTGTGCAGTCGGGCTCAATCTCCAGTAAGTGATGGCATTGTATACATCGGGCAGGTTGTTTGTGTCAAATACTTTTCTGTAGAATCTACTAGTGGCTGGTTGATCGTAGAAGTCTCTGGCACCAGTGGATATCACAACATCTCTATGCTCAAACATGGTCCACCAGTGATCTATCTCGCTGGCAATGACCATGTCTGCTTCCAATTTGATAGTCTGCCTAAATGGGCTTGCACCAAACACTTGCCAGTCGTTGGCATAGAGATTATCACTGAGTGGTAACTCGAATGTTTTGTAGTAGTCTATCAGGGCAGACCAATTGGCATTAGGTTGGTCGGTCAACAAACAGACTTTGGCATCAGGATGAAACTGCTTGATTGTTTTGATCAAGTTATATGCACAGTCTACATAGTTGACCGTGGGAGTGTTTATGGCTGTGATCAAATAGCCGCGTTCACTTTGCACTGGCAATGATATCTCCTAGATGTTTTTTGCCCATGGCATGAAAATTCATGCCCCATGCCATTCTTTTCAGTCGGCCTTGATCTTGATACTTGACTTCAAAGCGATCGTCGTCGATCTGTGTAATTTCATGTTCGGGTAATACACTGGCCAGCATCCAAGGTATGTTGTCTACTTTTAATGTGTGTCCGCTTACTATACCCAGGGCGATGCTGAGTGCGTAGTCATTGCGATATTGACTGCCGGTGATATGGTATAGATCTTTGTAGTGCTTCCAGTTGTTTTTTACCATGGTCATTGAATCAAAGATATATTGTGCTGTGTTACTACGACGGAACATCATCACTGTGGCCCACCACATGGGCATCTTATGCTGCCCAAAATAATTAAGTCCTGAAAAATCCGTGATACCTGTTATGTCCCAAGCCGTTTGATGGCACATAAATTCCTGTGGCGCGGCAAGAACCATTTTTAATTCGCTGCCGCAAACAACATAGTCAGCATCCAATAGCAGAGTCTGATCCCAAGGAGTTAAACTGTATGCGTCAGTTCGAGTGGCATTATACCAGGTTACAGTTTCTTTGTAATCATCAAAGTATCGGGTTCCTCCACTCGTAGGATCGGCTTGAATAACACGATCAAACTTGTCGAGCCGTGACTGATCAGTGCAATCTGTGATCACTGCTACTGGGATGTCAAGATGACGACGGATACGATCAGCACTCCATGCGGCCATAGCAATGTAATCAGTGTGTTCATTGTTGAACGCAAATATCAATGCACCAGTGGTCATCGTTGTTTGTTCAGTTGTTCGTGCTCTACATACCAGGCATTCATCTGTTCTTGCCAGTGCATCATGGCCATGCCGCGTAGTTGTTCGGGATTGACCTGCACTGGGATTTCATACAAATCCAAGATCACTGCATCGCATGGCGGCACTGTGGCCAACAATACCAAGAGTTCCGGGCCAGCACGCCACATACCTCCGGCGTGGGCAAATAGCATCTTGGCCTCGTATTTTTCTTTGAGTACACGGCGTGCAGCCACATGGTCAAACCGTGCTCGTGCATGAGCGATCAAATTGTCAGTATTCATTTGAGTATTATAAATGAAAAAAGGGCAAAAGTCTACCTTTTGCCCTTGTGGAGTTTTGCCTATTAAGCCACCGAAGCAGCGATTGAGGGCGTGCCCCAACTATCGCTTAATCCTTGTGCCGTGGATGGTGGAAGATAGGTGACCAATGTGGTCGGTGCAGTAGCACCACCAATTGAGGTAGCAGGGCTTGATACTGCTGTTCCGCCCGAAATGTCGGCTGTGGTACCTGCACCTGAACTACCATCGCTGACCCAGGTTGTGACCAATGTCAGCACTGTGGCCGAAGAGGCCGCAGTTGTACGGATATATTCTCCAGAATATGGAGCAGTAGCGTTGTTTAGTTGGAATAAAGTTGCAGGGGTTCCTGTTAATTGATACCACCCAGTAGTTGTGGCCAATGTGGTCTGTGTTCCACCGCCACCACCAATACGAGTGGTTCCGGTATAACTGACGCCGGCAATGGTCTGTGCCGCGCTGTTGACTCGACCACTTATGTAAATCGATCCACATTGGCCTGCAAGAGTATTCCAATCTGGATCGGTGTCGGTTCCTGTGCTAGATTTACCATATTGCAATCTCACTAGGCCTCCGGCATTCCAAAAGTATCTGGCTTGATCGGCACTAGGGAAGGTCACAGTATGAGTGAATGTGATAGTCCATGCTGATTGCCCCGATCCGGTAGCAGTTGTTTTGCTTGTGGTACCTGAGAATGTGCCGTATTGTGTACCTGAACTTGTTGCATTACCACGATTGACGGTGACACTGGTAATGTCGGTAGCCACATTGGCTAAGATAGCAACAACATTACCAGTGACTGGGGCGGTTCTTGCGGTTATAGTCGTGGTAGTTTGAGCTCCTGCTGTGGCAAGATTATTAACCAAGGTAGCCCAACTAGTGGCGGTCACTATTCCACCGGTGCTCACTGCACTGATTGCTGTTTGTCCCCACCCAGAGTCTGTGGCCCCTGTGCTCCAGATGTTGTTAACTTGGCCGGCAAAGGTATTATAGTCTGTTGCTTCAATCAATCCGCCTGATGAATATGTCATATCTCAGTTTCCTTCTATTATAACGGAACAACAGTCACCGAAGCAGCAATACTAGGTGTACCCCAGCTGGCACTCAACCCTTGTGCTGTGGATGGTGGAATATAGGTACACAATGTGGTCGGTGCGGTAGCACCACCAATTGAGGTGGCACCCACCGACGGTGCCGATCCGCCCGAAATGTTAGTAGTTGTGCCGGCTGCTGATACTGCTTGTTGACTCCAAGTGGTCGACAAGGTCAGGACTGTGGAAGAGGTTGCAGCTTGGACGATAATGTAGTTGGTTGTATATGGCGAAGTGGTATCAAAAAGCGTGAAAATACCAGTGCCAGGTACGGTGCCTCCAAGACCATACCACCCGGTGGTTGTGGTCAATGCAGTCTGATTTCCACCTGTGCCACCGATACGAGTGGTTCCAGTATAGCTTACTCCGGCAACGGTCTGTGCTGCGCTGTTGACATAACCGGCAAGGTAAATTGATCCGCACCAGCCTGCTAGCTGATTCCAGTCGGGATCAAGATCGGTACCTGTGCTTGTCTTGCCAAATTGCAATCGAACACGGCCACCTGCATTAAAGAAGTATCTGGCTTGATCGGCACTAGGAAATGTCACGGTATGCACCCAACGAATCTGCCAGGCGCCCTGGGCTCCGTTACTGGCGCCGGAGGTTGCACTTGTAGTACCACTAGCGTATCCAACTTCAGTGCCTGCACTGGCGGCATTACCACGATTGGTAGTACAGTTGGTAATATCAGTGGCCACGTTGGCTAAAATACTGACAATATTTCCAGCAACAGGAGCAGTTCTTGATGTTATGGCGGTATTAGTTTGGGCGCCCGATGTAGAAAGATTGTTAACTAGTGTAGCCCAGTTGGTAGCCGTGACAATGCCACCGGTACTTACAGCACTGATTGCTGATTGGCCCCATCCTTGATCTCCGGATCCGGTACTCCAGATGTTTCCAAGACTTGTAGCAAAAGTATTGTAATCACTTGATTGGATTAAACTGTTGGCTGCATAAGTCATATTTATTTCCTATTATTTTATTGTAACTATGGCTTCAACAGTACCCACGTCTGTAGTTGACTTGCTGCTTAATGCTCGGCCGATCACGTTAAACGAAGTTGCTTCTCCGGGCTGTGCTGCACGAGCCATACCATCACCTGCAGAGATCAATCGATCACCTTTGTTAACAACACCAGTAACTTTAACAGGAACACGACCTGTCATGGCCACTGGAGGATGTGTGTCATTGTCACCTGCGCCGCCATTCATTGTGAAAGCTGGGCGTGTGGAAATAACACCAAATACAGAATCGCTGGCGTCATGTTGCACTCGAGTAATCTCTGCTGATCCACCTAATTCAACCACAGTACCTGGTTCGTAGATCTCATCTGCTGCAAATCGTTCTGCCACGTCCGCATACAATGCTGTGGTGGCCTGAGCGTACACAGTATTGAAATAACTTGATTGAGATCCAATGTTACCTATAGCGTTGCCTGCACCATTCACAATAGCGGTAGCACCGGCGGCTGTGTTGATAGTCAGGGTACCTGTGATAGTTTGATTGCCTGTGTTTTGCACATATCCTGAGGCTACTACTCCACCAAGATATAATGAATTGTTTGCTGTGCCTTGCAGCAATTGTGGAACTCCACCAATGTTTCCTGACATGGTAAGTCCAGGCTGTACTTGTTTGCTACTGCCCCAACCGCCGCCTGCTGGCGCAACGGCAGGCGTGTATGCAGAATCTTTACTAAAGATACCAACAACTGCGTCTGCTACATACATTTCTACAGCAACATGGCTAACTGCACTGATATCTGTGATAGTAGTAACAATCGCACCACTCACACCTGTGTTACCGGTGTATGCTGGTCCTACCAAGATCCAACCAGTTGGTCGTCCGGCTGCTATTCCGCCATAAACATTGAGTTGAGCGTTTGTGGTATCGTACCAAAGATCACCCAATACATTTGAAACGGTTGGGTAAGTGCTACTTGCAGTGGCACCCGAAATCACTTTGAATGCGGTACCAGTGTATACCTTCATGGTGTCTGTGGTCTGATCCCACCAAAGTTGCCCAGTGAGTGGTGCACCAGGTGCTGTGGTGTTGGAACCATTTTCTAACAACCGGATGATATCATCGTTGATAAACTGGCCGTAACCGGCATAGTTTTTACCCACCAAGGTCATGCTTGAACTGGTGTTTATGGTACCATCTGGAATAGTTGCGAAAATCGAACCATCAGTGAGAGTGATTGTATATGACATGTTTGTTTCTCCGAATCTTATAGGTATTTATTACCTGTTAATCTACACATATTTATGTTGTACTTAGGTTAGTTAAGGTCTGTATACGCACCGTATAGTCGATCTGTATCTGGCGATTTAGTGCTTTTTGCACAGGATGAAAGATCACATGGGTCAACAATCGTAAATTGGTTGTATCTCCATTTACGGCCTTTAGCCCTAGTTCATCAAACACATATTCACCATTGTAATTGGTACTGTTATCAAAGGCCTGTTGTCCCGGTGGTTCACCGTAATCTAACAAACAACTCACAAGAATATCTGTGTACACTTGCCCGGATGTATGCAATACTTCCATGTAATTGTTGATTATATCAGTATCTGCTGCTGAATTATCATCAACTACTTTGATATAAGTTTGATTGTAAAGATCAGCGTTGGCGCCAGTGGTATTTGGAGGCAAATAGGTGATCACACCTGTGGGATCCACAGCACTACCACCGTTTCCAAAGGCCATGGCATAAATCCATCCACCACCTTGTGCGAGAGTTCTATTACTGAGTGTAGTAGCCAATGCCACACTCATATTTTCGTAATGAATCGCATTCTTTTTATCTACAAATATTTCTCCGCTAACTGGATCAAAGATCTTTACAAATCCTTGTATTTGAACTGGTATCATCATGCTCGTGTCTCCACAAATACTTGTTTGGTTTTGGGATCCGAAATCTTTAAAAAGCTCGAAACTGCAATAGTGCCACGCTCATCGGGTTTTGCGACTGGCTGTGGTTTTGCTGGCTGTGGTTTAATCTGCTGGTTTTGCTGCATGATTTATTTACCTTAGTTTTGTCCTCTGAAGAACCTTGCGGCGTCAGTTTGAGTCACTTGCAATGCTTGCCCATCTGAAGGATTGCCGTTGGCTGGTTGATACCATCCAAACCCTTGTCGTACTCGTATTGAAATTTCGTATCCGTCAGTGGGTGCTGTGGCGAATGTGATTGTAGCAGGGTCAACAGAATCTATAGTATAACCTGTATACACACGTATTCCGGCCACATACACCAGGATGGCTTGCTCGGCAAAACTCAAACTCAACTCACTCAAATTGATATTTGGTGCAGTGAATGTTGTAGTAGCACCATCTGCTAGTGTGTTTGTATACACTATACGATCTTGATAGATCGTAGGTGCCAAATTGCCTTGTCCAAGATTGTACACGATACTGTCCACAGCATGGTCAGACGCTGCTGTACCTGCTGTACCACGCATCAAACTGCTGACAGTATTGTTATCAATATCAAGTTCACGATACATGATACGCTCACCATTGATGGTGATGATACCCCAGATATTGGTCTCCAGGTCAGGCTGTGTTAATGCACCAGCATCCAAGACATAGATTATATCCTGATCTTTACGCAATGGTTCTACCAACATAGTTGTAGTTTGTGGAGTCATACGGTACGTTGCCTGTACTCCGCGCATGTCTTGGAATATACGGAATTCCATGGCCTCGGGCACAACAGAATCAGTAAACAACTGCGCCACTACTACATCAGTCACGCCGATTGCCGGCCCATGCAATACAAGTTCTTGTCCAACAACTAGATAGTCATCGCCGTAGAAAATACGATCTCCATTCTTTGTGACCCACATCCTAGTTGGGTCAAGTACAACTCTACCCAATTGGAAGTCGTTAACAATGACCTGTATACCCTCAGTGTAGTCAAAACTTCCAGAATCACCAGTCACAGTTCCTTGGTCAAATGGTAATGAATCAAAAGGTTCTGTTATTACAGCACCCTCGGTTACAGGGCCTTGCCATAACAAGGTCACTATACTTTGTTGTGCAGTGTCATTCCACGAAGTCACAGAGACGATATCACCGTACTGTGGATAGAACCCACCAATGGTACGGAATACCAGTGTATAATCGTTGATACTACTGCTGTCATCATATACCACATAGTCGGCTTTGGTAGTCACTGCAATCAAAATTTCTGAACCTGTTGCCGGTGGAATATTGAAATCTACATACCTAACATTATTACCGCTGGTGTAAGAGTCTAGAGAATAATTGAGACCCAATGCCTGCAATTGATTATCTACATAAACCAATACCTCCTGATCAGTAATCAATGCTACACTATATCCTCCACGGTTGGGCAATGCATATCCTGAACTTCCGTCGGAAATGTAGAATGCACCTTCGGGTGGTCTTGCACGAATACCATTTACTTCTACTACTATATTAGGAATGTTGGTACCCGACATAGTATTGTCAAGTCGATAATCTAATCTACCATCACTGACAAAATACTGAGTCTGAGGAGTCGACCATGAATCGGATTGACTGCCGTCAGTTTCACCAATAGCAGTGACATTTATCTCATCAGTTGATGTGTATGTGGTTGCAAAAGTTATATCTGTGGTGTTGTTTACACCTGCCACATAGGTATAATTGTTTATCAATTCACCATTTACAAAGATTACCATTTCAAAAATTTGATTTTCCTTTACAGGAATGTTCAAGCGATTGCCAACATCTGCACCATTGTAACTGTTTTTATAAAGTTGATTACCACCACCTATGCCAAATATACTGAGTACCAATATATCACCATTGGCCGCCGGAGGTGCGCTTACGCTAGGAATGATAGCAACAGTGTTGTTGACCCAATCCACGGCGTATGCCAAATCCTGGGTGAGATCACGTCGTTGTGTTTGGTTGGTCACACGTATCTGTACAGGATTGGGCACAATCCCATTGAAACTCTGTGCATATGCCGTGGTGCTATCGTATACCCATTTGACAATTTTCCAAGCAAATCCATGCCCGTTGAGATCCCAATCCCCACCAGGTTGTGTATACACACGGAAGTCCATGGTATCAAACTCTGAACCAGGTACCAATTCTTCAGGTGCGTGGCTTTCGTAAGGTCCAACAAATTCACCACCCACCACATTGACGTCGGTGGGGCGGATTCCTAGATAGATGTTTGAAAAACTACTTTCGTAAATAGCATCCAAGATTCGCGGATCGTATGTAGGAAGACCTTCTGGACCATAAGAAATATTATCCCAGGGGTTTACGTCCCAGTTACCCACATCAAAACCAGTATTTTGACTGAATGTAGGCGCTGACACTTGTACACCCGGGTAAGTCACACCATCAATCAACAAACCTAAATTCAATCCTGGTTCGTTGGCAGTGGGCACATATAATCCCATGGTACGGTCAACTCCACTCAATGTGGCAGCATTGACCAAATTCCATTGGGCCGGATCAAAAGTAGCAGATTCTACGCCAGTTGAGTCACCACTGTCTGCTTGCCAAACTCTGTTATCATACCGAACTTGTGTACCGTTATCATAATTTACATTTGGTTCCCAATCAACAATGGTAGATACATACTGGAACCTGTCATATTTCATTGTAATGTTGAAACTGCGTACCAAGTTATAGTATTGTGTATTGCCGTATGTAGACGAACTTGGGTCTTGATTTTCTCCCACACCTGGTCCGGACATTCGAGCAACTAACTGTCCGCCAGTGCCATTGCCACCACTTAATACGATCAAAGCAGTAGTGATGTATCCCACGCCTGGGTTGATCACGGTAACTCCGGTCAATTTTCCTAGACTGTTTATGTTAACTGTGAGTTCAGCAGGTGTAACACAATCGCCAATGACCGTGGCCACAGGCGGAACTGTGTAACCCGAACCACTGTCGGCCACAGCGGCACCTACCACAGCAAGAGTATAGTTTTGGTACCAGAAATTCCACGGCTGCGTTGTCCATATCAAACTGTCAGCAGCAGCATCACTGATATCGCTGGAAGTTCCAGTGCCTGTTGCTGTGCTCACAGTGTAAGGAGTCAATACTGGACTCACAAATTGATTAGGTACCACATCAGTGTCATAATATGCAGGTACATCAAAGTCCGTAATTGATCCTTGGTAGTCATCCAATCCATTGTAAATCAAATTGAATTCACGTACCTGTACATGATAGGGTTTTACTTCTTGAATGTAGTCTAATACAAAATCTTGATTATCACGTCGATATGTTTGGAAAGCCAACAATTCACGTATGTTATGATCGACATCAATCAAAGAAGTTTTAGTCAACCATTCTGGTGATTCAAATTCTGTGAGAGCAAAATTAAACATCAACATCAATGCACGATTGCGTTCGATCAACAATTCATCAATCAATAATTCCTGATTGATGGCCTGGATAATTTTACGGGTTTCGATCACAGGCTCTTGATCAAAATACTGTGAATCAAAAACTTGTGCATCCCATCCATATCTGGCCAATTGATAGTCCCACAGGGTGGCAGAAAGTTCTATAGTGCCCGATTGAAGGCCCACACGCTCCCAGGTGCTAGTCGCCGCACGTAGATATATCTCCCATTTGCCTTGTGCATTGGAGGTTACACGTACACTAGAACCCACGGGTGCTTGATACACACTTAATTTGCTGAGGTCGCTGTATACAGCCACTGTGGTAATAACTTGTTGGCTAGAATTATATCCTGGGAGATACCAATCAATGTATGACCAATACCTACGTGTGTCGTAGTTTTGAACTCGGACTAATTCTAATGTAGCAAATGTTTTTGGTGCTGTGACTTGATAGATAGTCCAAAGACCATTTTCCCCTGAATCACTGACCACAAGATATCTGTATCCCACTGACACGAATGCAAGATTTTGATAACTGAGTTCTTCAAGATTGGCCACTCGTTTATCCCACGCACCGCTGCCTTCTGGTGGCTCGGGTTCTCTGCTGTTTAATAAAACAAAACTGCGAATTTCGCTGATAGGTAACTGTGCTAGAACTGAATTGGCTCTTCCAAAATAGTTTTTCAATGCAAGGAATCTATCCACAAACATACTTTGACGTGGGCTAAACAATACCCCATATCGATTGGCTGCACTGACATTTAGATCAGGTACCAATGCTCCGAGAGAATTTACTCCGCATAAACTATCCTGGAATTTGAGATACAGGTTGTCAGGAAGGAACCCATCGGCACGATCTTGAGGAATTAAACTGTACTGTACGTGAACGTTATTCTCAGTTAGTTCTCGATCAAACTCAATACTGAGTATGGTATCCTGTGCCGAAATATAATTTGCAGCATTGTAAATTCCAGTTGCACCTGCGCTTAAAAATGCCACATAGGTAATACCCGATGCTACAGGATCGGCAATGTATCTTGCGATACCAAGAGCACTGAGCGTTTTACCGGCCTGGGTATCTATAGTAGGAATGTTACGAACCCAAAAATAGTATTTTGTAACAATAAAACCATTGACATCTACACCCGATACTACATTGTAACTGGTTGCGTTTCTAGGTATTCCTGGTCCGGTATAGCCGGCCGGAGGAACTGTACTGCTGATCCATTGATATATGTCAACATTTGCACCAGGGAATATCTGCCCCCAACGGCGTGCCGCATAAGTGATGTTGTCTTGGTTGGGGTCAATGAATCGTACTCTGTTGGTATCCCACCAAATTTCTCCAAGGTGGGCTGCTGCCCATGTTTGACCATAGTTGTTTATAGGACCCACATTGTATGCAGCAGGGTCTACAGCACTAGTGTAGTTGATGTTTTCAGCGGCAGCACCTAGTATTTTTCCTTGCAATGGATCAATAAAATCAAAATATTGAGTTTTAGCACCAGTTGTGGCACTGTAAGTATACACAGAATTTATTAGGCTCACATTGACTACCGGCACTTGTTCACGTATCACGGTCCATGCTGGGGTCAAAGTAGGATTGTTGAACACAGCCACACGGCCATAATTCAAGTCGCTTAATGTACTGTCACCTAGATCATTGCCCGGACTTCCTACCAGCAATACTCCATTGATGTAACTTATTGATGTACCAAACTGATCTAATTCTTGCACACGTTGATCATATATCTGTTGACCAAACACAAACTTGCCTGGATCACTGAGTGAATCCGATGAACTTCTCAAATAATCATATGTATAAACCACACCGCTCTGATACAATGGCCCATTAAATGTGGTTGTACGGCCATCAAAGTATGTATCGCCTTGGTCGAATGTGTTGGGTCGATATAGATTGCCACGTGGTACACCCACGGACAATGTAGTGGCTGCGGTGTCAATGTTCACTGCTGATCCAAATCCAACATTAACTGCCGGAGCGGGACTGGTCACTGTTTGTGTGTATGCAAAAGTATTGAAGCCAAGACTTTGGAATATATTTCCTATCAATCCGGGTAGCACAGTGAGTCTGTTGCCTGCGACAGCGGCCAATGCATTTTTAACACTCACAGTCAATAATCCATAGGTTGCGGTGCCCGGAAGTCCAGTACTGGCTATCACATTGGCGATACCTGATGCATTGATGTTGTTGACCAAATTAGTCACCCAGGTGCTGGTTTCCCAATAAGATGTATCAGTTATGGCTACACCAGTAGGCACACTGCGTATAGATCGATACAGACCCGAGTTATATTGTACCACGGTATTGGCTGTCCAGGTCAAGGCGCTGTTCCATGTGGACGGATTGCTGAGAATCACTTCTTGATCGTTGATCCGTATGCTTTGTCCAGGAATCAATTGTGGGTTAGGATTTATGCTGGTGGTGATTCCGTATACTCGGCTTTGATTTAAATTGCGTTGTACTGACCCTGCTCCTTCCAACACAGAACTATCTTGTGGTGCTCCGGTATACAAACTGCAACTATATCTACAGATATCCACCGCTGAACCAAACTTTGCGGACTGGCTTGGAGCATTGGCTGTTACAATCTGCAATAGATTGAATGTGTTTACCTGGACCTGCAACACATCTCCCACAGCCAATGGCACATTTACCGTGACCGTTGTTCCACTCACTGTGAATTGTTGTACCACATTGTTAACCAAGAAAGTATTGTTCAATACCACTATGGTAGGATCTACTAACACAGCGCCATCCACTGTGTAAGATGTTTGGGTAGGATCGGTAATTATAAAATTCTGTACAGAACGGTCATACACATAAACAGAACCCGAATCATTGATGTTTTGATAATCATCATTGGGGGTCCCGATCATGACCTGACGCCCATCTATGGTACATGACACACTGGTTCCAAACCCGGCATCATCACTCAATCTAGCAGTGATAGTGGTAGATGCTGTGGTCTGTGCTGGGATTACTTGATATGTGCCTGTTCCACCTGTGGCCGAAATCAAACTTGTGATTCGTGTTCCTGCTGCCACTCCGGTGCCACTGAGCATCATGCCTACATACAGAGAAGATGATCCAGTAGGCACCGAAGTTACTGTCATGGTGCTGCCCGAGATAGAGGCTGCAAACGGTAAGGTAAATTCTAAAGTATTAGCAAAAGTATAATAACTGCCGGTGTTTACAGCAATGGTTGCGGCTGCTGCGGGTGCAGTGAAAAATATCAACTGTCTACCAACGGTGCTATAGTCAGGATTGAATTCATAGTCAATGTTGGGTCGTTGTGTCACTCCGTTTAAGATCACTATAAAACTATAGATACTCACAGCGGTGTACAAGTATTCATCCAACTCAAATATTCTAGTAAATCCATCACCGATAAAACTGGTACTAGTTCTACGAGTGATGTTTAAGATCAAATCTTTAGGAGGAGGTGTATTTAGAACAACATTATTAGCAGTTAAGTTATAATCAACTCCGCTGAACAATTCTTGATTGTTTAACACCACACTGAGTTGATCTGGATATGCAGAATCTATAGTGATAGAATCAGAGTAATTGTAAATGTATGTATCACCATCAGTTACATATTTTACCGACTGAACTGGCAGTTCTACCAACCCATATGCATACACTTTATTGATGCCCGGTGCACCTATGTACATCCAATGTTCATCCTGGCTCACAGCCACGCTGTATCCAAATTTTGCCAGATACACTAACTCTATAGGGTTTGGCGCCGTGAGCAACGATCTGATTGAAAAATCAACTGTGCCCGGTTGACGATATACCACTGCCGCATATCCCCGACTGTTGTAACTGTCCGGTGCTCCTACCACTTGCCAAGTTTGATTGCCGATGCTGACTGCATGACCAAACCCCACTGTATCGGTCGCAGATAGTTCAATAATTGCATTTTGTTCAAATGGTACTATATACGATTTTATGTAAGTGTATATGGCACCATTGCCTGAATCATATCCTGGGCTGCCTACTATGGCGTATGCATTATCTGTAGATTGTGCTATGCTTTGTCCAAAAAAACTATCAGTAACTGGATCGCGTGCTTTGATTTCGTCTTTACTGGTAAAGACTTCTTGTTTTTCTAAAACTTCCCACAGGCCAAGTCCATTGTTATCAACCCAGGCTTTGTTGCCCGGTATCAAACTATTGGCATAAGGCAAGTTGATTACATCGCTGGCCTGGCTCACTCTTTGAGTTTGTAAAACAAAACCAATGCCATTGCCTGTCTCAGTAATCTGGCTTTGGTTAGTAAAACTGAACACTGCTACCAACTGTGTGATACTGGGTATTCTCAATATCTTATAAGTCCCATCTACTATAGATGAGAAGAATCTAATTACAAATGTGAGATCCGCAGTGGTGGCATTTACTACAGAAAGACCATGTGGTTGAGTAAATGTAAACACACTGGTACCGTCGAGATTCGTGGTCACAGAAATCAAATAGCCGGGCAATTTGCTGATTCTATAAACGCCCCAATCATAATTATTGATCTTGGCTGCCCAAACAGAAGATCCTAGATTGATCTCATTGAGAGTGGCATTTAAATTTACAGGAATACTTAGATCAAAAACTGTGATATCAACATCATCAAAGTTTACATAACCTGCACTAGGCAATGCAGAGTTGGCTATCGGAACGATCTCTGTGGTCAGTATGTTTGGGCTTGTTATCTTGTAACTGCTTTTCCATAAATTGTTTACCAAGACTGTTTGATTGGCTTCGCTGCTTTCACCGCTGGCAATCACTTGTATAGTACTGGGATTAGAGTTCAACAATGCTTCATTCAATTGCAATTCATAAAAACTTCTATTGGCATTGGCACCATAGATGCCGCGTTGGATCGCCCAATTTTCGTAAATTTGGTATTGTGTTGGACCGCGTCCGAGATCAGCAAGAGAAAATATGTCAACTGCACGTAGTGTACCTTTGGTACCTAAAAATTGTTGATACAACTGTACTTGACTGGTACTATCTAATTCTAGATTTACCATGTATTGTCTGGGTTTCCATCCAATCAATCCATAGGCAAATAGGTCCTGACTGAGTTCAAGATTGGCGGTATACACATTATAACTGTTGGCCAACTGATTGCTCTTGTTAGCGGCATTGGGCAGCAGACCTTGCTGGATCTTTGTATAGTTAGATACTGTCCATTGTGTGATGTCAAATTCAGCCGAAGGTTGAACTATATCCAATGCACTGTAGTAAGTATTTTTCCATAGAACAATCTCACCTCTTGTGTATTTTTTCAACGGATTCCAGGACTCGATATTGTTTTGATTTAATATGAACCCTGGTGCATTAAGTTGGCCATTCCATTGTGCTGTATTCCATCCCACCAACCTCACACGACTTTGTCTTGCGGCAGTGACAGGATTGTAAATCAGATCGTTGAATATAGTAACATTATCCAGTACGACCATATTTTCATAACTGGTAAATTTTATATTGAGAAAATTGATAGTCTCTGATGTCAGACTGGTAACACTAAAAGTATTGTCTAATCTTTCAACCACAAGATCTCGTGCATTGAATTGTCTACCATCCGCATTGAGCACCATGTTTTCCACAGTTTGTGCAGCAATGCTGTCTACTATGGCACCGGGGCGGGTTACAATAAACTTATTGGCACCTGGATTCAAATTGATGATTGATCCTGTTTCCCAACCTTGATTGCTCCAATACAGGAATTCGTTGACCATCTGATTCCAGTCTAGCACATATCCGTTTTCAATGGTATTAAATGTTAACCCTTGATTTTGTAACAATGCACCATAACTCAGCAAAAAGTCAGCCATCAAAGTGCGGTTAATGAATACATATCCATATGGTATTTGCACCACATTATTGGTATATTCCACAGGCACACGTATGGTGCTACCGCCCGAAGAGATAGTGGCCAATGCTCCACTTATACGGCTTTGCAATATATTGAAATATGGTTGTGACATGTTATAACCATAGACCGCCCACCCGGCCCCGGTGCTTTGTACAATCACACTGGAATATGTAAGTTGATCAAACGGCACATTTTTGTAAAACAACAAATTATAACTATTGTCGGGTATCAACAAACTGGAATTTAAACTACTTGGACTAGATTTTTCTGAGTAAATTTGTAACAGATTCTTTCCAGTAAAGGAAGCCATCCTATAACACAATCTCACATCAAGATTTTTAAGATCGGCAGTGAGAGCATCAGTGGAGTTAATACCACTTTGTCGATTGAAATCCACAATCCAATCAATATAACTGGCTTTGCTAGTACCGTTGCCATATATTTCGACTCCGTTAGCATCCAGTCTATAACGCTGGTTGTATAGATATTGATTGTAATCTGTGTCAAACTTGTACAAATCTCTATCAGCGAACAATGAGAAGAATTCAGCCGGGCGTGTCAGAGACAACAATCGCATGATGGCAAACGGATACGCACTTGAGGTACGCCAAGCATTTTCTACTGGACCGTCATCACCGGCGATCCAACTGCGCTGAAAATCATTGCTGTTGAAATTACCAACCACGGTTTCCATGGGGCTCAGCAATGTACCTTCACTGCCTGCAGGTATCACATTTAACAGTCCTGAACGAATATATTCAGGACGTACATAAGGTGCCACAGGATCTCTAACTAAGCCGGCTGCAAGGTCTCCCCACAACACCAAGTTACCTGATGTGTACGGCGCAGGACCATACTGATTTTCCCACCATACCGGACGCTCGCTGAATCCCAACATCTCCCATGGTCTTGTGTTGGGATAGATAGTGTCGTAAAAGTAGTTATAGATGCCGCGCCATGCACCTACCACCAGGGGTTGATTGTCCGTGAGTTTGTTTGATGCTGTGCTATAGTTCCAAGTGAACTGGTTATTCGATATGTAATCTTGTGTCTTGTAATCTAACTTGTTCCATCCTACCCAGGTCAGGAAGTCCTGATTAAGAATTTCTTGCACCTCGGCAAGAGAATAATCTGTGGTACGGAATTGCCCCGGAATAACTTCTGCTGCGGTAAGTGGAATAGGATTACCGTCTAATTTCAAATTGTTATAAATTCTTGTTTCAAATTCCAACAACACCGCATCACGGAAATCGTTGAACGCTCTGGTAATTGATCCGTCATGCCCGCGTATTACAAAAATAGGGTCTACATAAGTGGTATCTAAAAATATTTCCGGAATATACGCCGGATACAATCCTAATTTGGTAGGAGTGTTAGGCACGTAGTTGCCATAGGTTGCTTCATACTCTTGAATAGTAACAACATCGCCCACCTCAAGCGGTATTAAAATCTCAATGGTAGGTGCGTTGGCACTGACCAAATAATCAATTCCTCTTGTGAGAAGTCTGCCCGGTAGCGCAAGCCGGCCGGTGTTAGCATCATTGCTGTTGCGATATAGATATACCAACAATGCTTGATAATTTGCCGATGTGTAATTGTATATCTGTGTGAGATCAAATACCTGTTCGGTGATTGGAGTCACTGTGGTCTGAAGTTGTGTGTATACTGTGCCAATAGGCAACATGTCTGACCAATAGAATGGATTTGAACTTATACGACCAGTGTTGATTTCAGAAAATACTGCATTGAGTATGTCCGGTACAGTCATATTCACATAGTCGCCTTGACCTGCTGTGTTTAAAAACTGTGCTTTGAACTTTTCGTATTCTCTCGAATTGTATGCCAATGAAGCAAAAATATCATATTCGGGCTTGCGAAGGAAGTATCCGGCCAGAGTCATTGGAGAACTCTGTTGCAGTATGTTCAATCCATAAGGAACAATATTACCAAGATCTCTTGAGTTATTAGCACCGTTTATTGCACCAGTCAAGTTGATCAGATTTTGTGCAATGGTACTATAGTGTGTTCGTATTGTGCCCAATGTGAAGTTCTGGCTGTTTCCATTCAATGGATTGTTTTCCAAATTGATAGGAACTTGATAGAATCCTACCACACTGACTTGATCGCTGAGTGCCAGTACTTCTACTATATCACCGTAAACTAATTTTGTACCAGGATTCAATCGTATCACTGTGGTATTGTCAGTTGTGGTAACAGTATAGGCACCTGGATCTTGGAATAAACTACTGTAGTCCTGAGAAATGCTAGTGGCGTACAATTTAACACTAGGAATGGTTACAGTGGGCAATACTGCTATGTCTAAAATAAATGGTGTTGTGACTACTAATTCTTTGGATAGCACAGTTTGTGAAATATTCACAGAATATGTTCCAACACCTCCGGTGGCGTTGAGTAATCCTGTGATCTGAGTTCCAACAGCAACACCGGTGCCAGTTATGCCTTGACCTATCAGCAATGACGATCCATTGGCAGGTGCCACGGTCACTGTGAGTGTAGTACCCGATATCGATCCTGTGATGGCTTCGGGAGTGTAGGTAAAATTAAACTGTTGATAGATCTGACTCTTGACAGCGGCTTTTTGCCAACCTATTTCCTTTTGATAGATGGTTCTATTTTCATACTGACGAACATAACCTATGCTGATATTGTCAGTGTATTGAATATTGTCCATAACATAGGTGAATGTATCTTTGTAAAGATTGTTATCAAATACAATATCACCTATGTTGTTCAAACTCAGATATTGCAACGGAAATCCCAGCACAGTGTCTGCCACAGTGCCCGGACCAATGGCATAACTGAACAGTGGGCTTCCGCCAACTATGGTTCCAAGATTGTTTTTAGTTATTGAAAATGTTGAACTTGGATAGATCGCACGGTTTCCCAAACTATACCCATTCAAGTCATACACATCAAACATGGGGTTTTGATTTATTTGGGTTTTTTGTTGTGCCTGGATCCATTGCACACCATCATAGTAAAATGTTGAGCCTTGTACATAATTGTTTGTATTGCTTAAAGCAACCACGCATTGGTCAATCAATGCCTCTGCATCTGATGCCGGCACAAGATCAATCACCGGTTCAGCATACAATGTGCTGTCGGGTAATGGACCAGTGGCTGGATTGATAAAGTTTACCACGTAAATTTTATCTCTCACTTGAGGATCAGTGTCTTTGGCAAAGATTATTCTATTACCTTGTTGTACCAAATATCCATCTGCATAGTATTGTGTGGCTCCATTGACATTGGAGAATGCATCTGTCTGAGTGAGATCTACAACATTTACCGGGGCCTTGGATTCAGTACCCATGTTGTATAATTTCGTACCGCCTCGAAATTCTAAAATAGGGCGCTTGGCACGAAAATTATTATCTAAAACTGCGGTTGTGTTGTTGTATGCTGCGGCTGCATTTATCACCTCAACATGAAACCAACGATTTGATCTGGTCCAGGCATTGAGATCAGGACTATCTAATGCTATGGTAATGTAATCTGGATCCAAGGGCTCATTCAATGTGCCATCCCAGTTGGCGGAATCCCATGGAACAAAATCCCATGGAGTGCTGGCAGTTCGAACAATTTCCGGAGTCACATAGTCGGTTACCGGTAATAATTGTATTGCTGTGCCTACTCCTGCCACATAATAAGTTTGACCTTGGTAACTGGAAGGTACTACTGTGCCTTGGAATGTAATTTTAAGATTGTTGGTAAACACAACTCCATTGGGAGAGATATATGTTGTTTTGCCAAGGATCTCGGTATCTACATTGATAGATTGAGTTTGTGTGGGTTCAATCAGTCTGATCTGTCCAAAAATTTCTGGGTTGGTTCCGTCTTGATACCACAGTAGATCTTTTACAGCAGTCAGCAAAGGTATCTGTTCAAAATACCCTTCGGCATTGCGATACCATTGTGTAGTGGACCATTCAGTGCCAAACAAGACAGTAAACTTAGTAAACTCTACACAAGGAGTAACCGATGACAGTTTGAGAATTGGCTCACCGCTTGTGGTGTATTCATATTGTATCAACCAAACACTATATCTGGTATTGACATCTACAATAGGTGTGGTTTGATCGTATGGTAGATAATCGTAACTACCTGGCTGTCCATTGTTGCTGGCTGCCTGTGCTAATGGGTCAAATTGTGTAGTGATCAACCAGCCGCCATCTTGAGGATCAGCGATAGTGTTGGTGAACACTATGGTACGATTCTGCAGATTAGTGATGCCATCAATACCAGTGGGATATTGTTCCAAGAATGTAGATAAGAACACATTGTTGACTTGATCAAACTTCAATGTAGTAGTAAGTAGATCCACTTGTCCGGCGGTAGGCAGGCTAGGTATGAGTTCTAGATCATAGTAGAATTGCTGTGCATTTTTGTATGGAACATCAAAGGTCACTGTGCCTTGATCTTCACCGTTATTAGTAACACCCAGCACAGTCCTTGAACTGATGTTAGGAGCATAAGGCAACACGCCATTTACTCCCGGTTCGGCTTGTATCCAGAATTGATTAGGAACTTGATTAACTGCGAATTCGTAGTTGCCACCACGAACCAAAGTGATTGTGGGATTTTTTCCAGCAAGACCCGAGAACTCATAATAGTTGTCTGCTCTAGTTACATCAAATGTATCAGTGGTGGGAATAACTGTAGCACTTACATCTACCGACGGTGGTCCGCCAGGTAGCCAATAGTATTGAGAATAATTGCTAAATTTATCAAAATTTATAAAAGGATCCCAGGTATAGTAATCACTGGTATACAATCGTGCAGCATTGTCAGTGAACGCGCCCTGGCGTGCCAATGCATCCGACATGCCAGGATATGTTATAGCGTCAGAGATAGTGTTGGCATCTGGTACCAAACTGATCACGCCCGGTTCAAGTTGATAATTGGCTCTATTGGTGGTAGGCTCAATCACATAGTAATCATTGGGATTGACCCCGGGTCCTACATGACGTCCAACAAACCCTTGCGTCTTTTTAAATTCAGGGTCCTGGGTCAATTGATCCAGTGTAGCCGCTAAGAACTGTTTGTTAGTGCTGGTTTGGAAAATTGGTGGTAGAAAATCTACTGTTCTAGTAGTGGCCATTAGATTACTCCACTGCCTGGTGCAGTTCTTATGTTAGTTGATGTCAACGCAGTGATCACCTCTACTGAATTTACTCCAGCAGCATTGACAAAGATTTCATTGGGTGCTGATCTTATTTCATACAGATCGCCAAAATATCGTTGTGGGTCTATAGGAACCAATACTACACTGCTTACAATGCCTCCCATGTTCCTGTGTATATACGCTGCCAGTTCTGAGAAGTAGAATGTGTCTCCAAAATTCCATATAGCAATATCAAAATATTGATTGAGATTAGCCACTACTAGAGTTTTGATTTCACTCACGCTGGCTGTGGAATTTGCAGCACGGATCACTTTGATAGTGGCACGTAAATTTTCAGCAGCCTTGGGTCCAAACAGTGGTTTGAATGTGACTGAATTTAACACTATGTTGTCAGATATCATTTTGTAAGATTGAAGCCCTTGATATGCTGTGCTGAGTTGATTGATCGTGGGCATAGCAGGTTCGGGTACGGTACCAGTGGAATCTTTGATCCAATTTTGATATGCTGTATAATAAGCATTGGTAACCACATAGAGATCAATGATGTTGCTGGTGCCTGGATCAATGCGATCTGTAAGTGGTGCGTTGTGTCGGTATTGGAAATACAAACTTGAACGGCCCACTCGGGCCAACCACTCTACACTGACGTCTACAAATACTTGAACTCCATTGGGATCCAAGGCAAGTTGATAAAATGCACCAATCTGTCCTGTTAGCGGGCCAGTGTAAATCTCTTGACTGTATGCATAGAATACTTGCCCAATCACATACTCACTCTTGACTAATTCAATGTCATTCAATGTGGCATAACTGCTGTTTACACGGGCGGGTTCTACCAACAGATATCGTTGTAGATTGTCAAAGTCAACGGTCTTTTCAAAGAACACATATTTTGTATTTGAATTCACTGTTGGTGCTACGATTTCAGCAAAGAAATCAGGATCATCTGTGACCCCATCATTATTGCGATCTTCATAACTCACTATCACTTGATAGTCGTCAACCAATCCGTCAACTTGCACAGGTTGATCAATGATTTTGAGATATACGTCTCCGGGTAGCGGACTGTTTGAATCTGGCAGACTGTTTGTTCTCAACACATTGATATAGTCACTGACTATATTTCCCAGTCGGGGATCATAGATGCGGTTGCCGGTTTCAAAGAAAAATCTAGTTTGTAATACTGATCCAAAATTGTATACCAAGGCCCTGCTGCTCACGGTATATTTTGTTCCATCTGTAACAGCCTGTATCAGCCAACTAGCATCAGAGTTGATCCCGTTGGTATTACCGGCTAGTCCTGGTATTGTTTGACTCCATGGTGCATCAACATCTAAATTGGTAGATGTGATCAGATACCAAGTATAAGGAGTTCCAGTAACAGTGCCAATGCTGTCGTATCCCAATCCAAAGTTCCTGTATAAAGTTATTTGATTGACAATTTCTTGTTGAAGTGCGGTAGAAAAAGTTGTGACCAGTATAGGAATCACTTGTTCAGGAATTGCACCAGTGGGCACAAACACATTTAATGTCACAGGTCCTGTACCGTTGGCAAAGTTTCCTACCCCTTGGTTGGTACCATCTTGATAGACGCTTTGCGGAGACGCCCAGAAATAATATTTTTCTGTGGCCAATGTGGGTACTCCTAATTTGAGTTGATTATTTGTGTCAAAGAAATATCCCGCAGGTGCAGCAAATTTTATCAAACTACCCACTGTGATAAATTTGGTATCGCTGCTGGAATAACTGCTGATCACCGCTGGATACCCTAGTGAATTTACAAAATATCCAGTGGTCTCATTGGCCAGTCTGGTGCTTTGACGCCAGGACAATTGCAACGGAATTAGATTGGGTCTAGGAAAGTTTTCGCGATAAAATTGTGTGAACGCTGTAGTAGCAACCAACGGTTGAAGTTGATTGGTTACTAAATTGGCAATATCATTGTTGTTGACCCAGGTAAAAAAGAATGAAGGTTCCTGGTTGTCTTCCCAGATAGCACCGTCGCTGGCGAATATGTTTGTTGAACTATATTTGCCGGTGTTATCCACCAGATCAAGATATCTGCTGGTGCCGATGCTGGCACGATTCAATGCATAACTTTTAATGATTGAATTGTATTGTGTGAATGGAAAGTTTGTGTAATCTTCTCCATTGACCATGCGATTCTGTGTGTAGTATCTAGCCGGAGCACGTTGTTTGATCTCATCCAGAGTTTCTCTGGCCTGTGCATTGCTCACAGGAGTAGTGATACCGCAGGTAAATGTGATAGTTTGTAACTGGCCCGATCTGCTGATATAACTGATGGGGATGATTACACTTTGCATCTCTTCAGGGTTGATGATGTATGTGAGACCATTGCTGGCACGCACATATGCACGGAAAAATCCCACTGGAATAGATGAAAATACTCCATCACCAAACGTCATGGTAATTTGATCGTTGGCTCTACTTAAAGTAGAATACAATTTACGTTGGTCGGGAGCTAATTGCTCTTGTGCCGCAGCATATACTGATTGTACATAGGTCCATTCACTGGCTATGGTACCAACATTGTCCAATTGGAACAGCCAACGATCTTCATTGTTCACACCCTCAATGTTGATATTCACTGTGCGGTTAGGTATGAGTTCACTCAAGTTAAAATCTTGATTTTGTAACACACCTTGTTTGAAGTAAAAGAAAAATCCTGTGTTAGCACTGGAATATCCCAATTGATCATTACGGAACAAAATATTGAACAAGCCATTGGGTTGCGGTGCTGGTTCATATATGAATGGTGCAGTAGATGGAGTTCCCACTGATGTGGAATTTACTGCTTCAAATGGCATGGTCACGCCATCAACTGTGGCGGTGTATGGTACCACAGGCAAGAACCCGGGCACAAGATTTATGGCATATTCATTGGTATCCACACCCAATATAGTAGTGCGATTACCTGGATGCCCCATACGTTGACTGTCTATCAATGCAGCATTGAGTATGGCTGTGAATTGTTCTGACCAGTTAAAATTGGTAGGATCATTCCAATTGATCGTGGCGTTGGCTAAATTTATACCGTTGAAGTCTGTGACATTTTCGGTAGTCTGAACAGAAAATACTTTGAGATATCCACTGGCCGCTGTATTGCGCTTGGCAGTATAACTTACTAAATTGGCCAGTTTTACTACACTGTCTCTACGTTCTGCGGTGTCAATATAGTTTTCTCTGGTGTTTAGATCATTACGAAAACTCAGTGCCTGACCCATGAATGCTACCACATCTAATAAAGCAATAAATTCTGATGACTCAATGTAGTCATTGAATGTTTCAGGATAGTATTGTCGCAGATAGTCTACAAAACTTTTACGCAGTGTTTCAAAGTCGTAACTTTGGAAGTCTGCTTCTCTATAAGTTTGGTAGATGCGTTTCCAGTCTTCTACTCCGAATATTACTGTTTGTCTAGTAGTGGTTGCCATGATCGTCCATTGTTATCTGTTATTTACCAATGATATAAACGGCTAGTTTTATACAAAACTGGCTCGTCTTTGTTGTTGGTCAAAGAACACACTCAACAGTTGGGCGTCTGTGTTAGGTACAAATTGTATTTGAATTTCGATCAGCACGCCATTTTCTTGAGGATATACGTTAGCATCAGTGATGTTGAGCCTAGGATCTCCACCGCCCACACGTTGTATCTCGGCCAATATAGCAGCCATGGTAGTTTGATCTTGATTTTCAAACAAAATACTCCACAAAGTAGTACCGTAGGTTGGTCGCCCAGGTAACTGCCCTTGGAATATGTTTAAGGCGTTTAGTAAATCGCGTTTGATCAATTCAGTATCAGTGAGTGTGAACTTTTTGTACTGATTTTGTGTGTTAAATCCAATGAATGTGGCCATAACAATATTTAGTCAAAGTTATGCTGTGGTTCCGCCGCCATTGCTTTCACCGCCGCCAAATCCTCCTGGATCACTGTCGCCGCCGGCAACTTGACCTCCAGTATCACCACCAGTGTCACCTCCAGTGTCTCCGGCATCTGCCGAAGCTTCGCCTGTGCCGTTGTCCGCTTCGGCTGCTGATTCACTAGCATCCGCTGCGGCAACAGCCAATGATGCCTCAGTTGATGTAGTTTCGGCTGCGGCTGCTTCGGCTGCGGCTGCTTCGGCAGCAGTAACTTCACCTGCGGCTATTGCTGCTTCAACTGCTCTTATGTCTACTTTTGCTTGTGTCGCAATTGCAGCAGAAGTTGCAGCAGCATCGGCCTGTGCTGCTAAGGCTGAATTTATAGTAGGGGTCAATGAGGAGTTTAACGCACTGACCGCTATCGTGCCAAGTGGGCCAAACGCAGATGCAGCAAAACTCAATGCCTTGAGAGCGGTACTAAAACCTTTTGGATCCGCTGCTGCTGCTGATTTAAGACTGTTGATTGCACTGGTCACTGCGGAACCAACTGGTCCGGGTACAGATGCAGATTGTGTGGCAGCGGTAATTGCACTTGTTGTGGCAGTTGTTGTTAATGAAGAAATCAATGAACTTGGATTACCAGTAAGGATACTGCCAACCAGGGCTTTTTGTGTTGCGGTGTTATTGAAAGAACTGGCAAATTTATCCGAGGCAGCAGAAATAGATGAACCTATACTTGTGATGCTGCCAGGAACACCATCATTTTTTGTTCCTGTAACAGCACCAGCAGCACCACTGAACATGGCTGCTTTGTCTGCAGATGTGATTCCACTGCCCAATGTTGGACTGTTGTCACTGACTGAAATCGGGTTTCCGCCGCTGAGTACCGGGGCCCCGCTGGAATTTCTCAATATTCCACCATTGGTAGAAATTGTAGGGGTATCGGAGGCACCATTGATTGCTGCCACAATTTGTGCTCCACTAAGTCCTGATGTAGTTAGAGTAGTTACCGCCGACTGTATCGCATCAGTAGCAGCAGCAGGGTTTGATGCACTGGTGCCTGCTGATGGAAAGTTTGGTGTTGGTATCTTAGGATTTCCAATGATGGCCTTCATGGCTTGATTTACATTGACTCGATTCACAGTGTTAACATAACCCTTGGCGACCACTGTGCCTGATGATAACGCACCACCACCGCTGATACTTTTATTGACTGTACCAAATGTTCCACCAAAATTGGATGATGCGACCAATCCAGTAATTCCAGCAACTGTTATCGCTGAGGCATTGTTGCTTAACCATTGTTTTGTATTGCTCACTCCATATACTGTGGCTGCATTTACCAATGGGCCCACAGTGGTTGATGATTCAGTTCCATTGATAGTACCACTTTGTTTTAATTGATTAAATGTGTTAGCCATCAACCCTTGTTGAGTCGACGTTTGTAAATTAGCATCAGACAATATAGCGTTGATATCTGTAGCACCTTGCTGCCCGGTCCAAGATGTTGGGCTACTGAGTATGCTGACTGAATTTTCAGGATCTTGACGAACTTGATCAGCAATACCCGGTTTTATCAATCCTGCGGCTTGCAATTGTTCAGCAGTAAGTCCATAGGTTCCTAATCCTTTGCTGTTGGTAATCACATTGGCCGATTGATCCACACTGGCTGCTACTGTTGCAACTAACCCTTGTACTTGTGCCGATGACACAGTACCGATGGTTTGAGCACTGGTATCGGTATTAACAAAATCACTGGTAGTGATAGCGATAGGCGGTACTGTACCTGGCGGCACAGGAAGAATAAGATAATTTCCTGCTTGCTGTGCCACTGTTACTGCCTGGGCACCTATCTGTGCAGGAGCAGTAGCCAGCCCATCGATAGATTGTGTTACAGCATTCAGCAACCCGCCTACTGGAATTCCTGTGAGACCGCCCGTATTAAATTGTTTGTCAAACTCTGCCTTTGCTTGATCGTAGGTAGTACCTGGAGGTCCTTGCAACTCATAGGCTTCTCCGGCAGGGGTGGTAAATCTCCAGATGCTCATGCTGTTTTAATTATGCTCCAATCAACGGCCACTGGTACTGCTGCCGGTGGTGGTGTGGGTGTTCCATCAGTGAAATTAGTTACTATCGGAACACCCTTGTTATGATAAGGATACGGCTCATGCGTGGGTGCGCGAGTTACTATACTGACCAGTGCATTTTCTTCAACTTGCCACCCGGTGCTGTTGTTGAATGTGGTATCTGGCATTAAAGTAGTAGGATATAGTCGAGGAGGTCTTACTGGTGTTCCGCCACCACCGTTGAGATCTATTTTGCCAGCATTCAATTTCAATGCGCCGCCACCATTCCATGACCCTGATTTGCTTTGTAAAGTCAATGATCCATCACTGAGCACACCTATTTGTTTTTGACTGTAAACTGTTATTGCGCTTTCACTGGCTATTTGTAAATTTGTTACCGCACCAATGTTTGTGGCAGCATTTGATTTCATATTGATGTTACGCCCGGCAAACATATTGATATCTTTGTCAGCATGTAAGTTGATAGTTCCTTCAGTTCTTACATTCACTGAATTGGTTGAATATACATCTACAGTTCCTTCGGCACCCATTTCAATCCAAGTTTGTCCATTAGCATGACCGATATAGATAAAGTTATCACTGTCATTCATCATGATTTGATGACCTTTGGATGTGCGTAATCTAAACAATGCGTTTTTGTTTTCTAGATCGCCGTCATCCATAACCAAGGTATGCCCGCCGACTCGTCCAATCACTTTGACGTCGTTGGGACTTAAACTGCCCGAACTAAGTTGCTTTCTTATGGTATTAGGATTTAGTCCTTTTTGGTAGATCGGCAGTCCAGGAGTGGAGATACCATATACTGTGCTAGGACTTTCGCGTTGTGCATTAGAAATGATCGGTCCGCGCTCTGGATCGTTTGCAAGACCTTGTTGGAAAAATATAGAAGCCTGATAACTGTGTATTGGTTTGGGTTGATCAAAAAATCTAGTATTTTCGTCTAACTGTTTGTTTTCTGAGTTGATCTCTGTGACCGGTAGTTGTGTAGACTTGAGAAAATAATTGCCTTGTGAAACATTCTGAGACACAGATTGACTTTGTGGAGCAGCACCAATGGCCGGTAACATGTGATTCAAGTTATCATTGATCACGCAACCCAAATAATATCCTTGGCTAGGGTCGCCTTCGACAAAGAAGCACAACACTTGAGTACCAATGTCCGGCGTGGTAAACCACATGCCATAACTTTGTTGATTGCCGGGATAATCGCCATAGCCTGCACTGGTTCCGGTTTTTTCTGTGGCACCATAAAACGGTGGCAGATATCTAACCCAACGCAGTCCATTCTGCTGATTTTCTGGGCCGGATGCAAATTGTTCTATATAAACTTGCACACGCCCGACTCTGGTGGGATCCACAGTGTTTGTTATGGTTCCAATGAATGGACCCATCTCAACAGGAGTACCACCACGATCAAATTTGTAGGTACTGGAACGTCCAGAGAGTTGCGGATTATTTTGTGCCATTGACTATAGTTCCTTGTTGTTTATGCTTGGTCATATTGATCATCTTGTACTATGCCTTGCTCAGGTAATGGATCTGTCACAGGTGGTTCTTCGCTGGTATAGGAAGCATAGTCCACACCTCCTAGACCATTTTCTCCAGGTTTCCCAGACAGGGTAGGTGGTGCTTCGAATCCGCCAAACTCGTCGGTTTGTCCCACTGCTGCTACTATTGATGCCGGAGGTACCGGTGTTAGAGGTTTTGGTCCAGAGATAGAAGTGATAGAAGATTCTAGCCAATTACCTGCAGATTTTGCATAACCGTTTACTGTGTCCGTTAATTGTTGTTCATATGGACGAAGGAAATTTGTAGCAGCAGTTGATATAGCAGAGGTAGCAGCTTCTTTAAGTTTGGCGATGCCGGCCTGCAATGGAGTTGAAGAATTTACCAAACTGGAAATTAAATTGTTATCTGATACCCTTGATGCTCCGCCGGCCACGGCACCGGCTACAGCGCCGGCTACACTATTGACCAGGGTTGTTGCAACAGCAGGATCGGTATTTCTTCCTGCATCAGATGTACCAGCAGTGGTAGTGGTAGTGGTGGCAACAGTGGCAGTGACCGGAGTCGTTCTACTGCTGTCATCTTGTAACCATTTACCTTTTAGTTCCTGCGTGAATTTTCCACCTTTAAAAGTGCTACGACAACTGATTGCTACATATGCAACTGCTTCTTGTGCGGTGCCCGCTGTCTGAACAAAATTGCTACGAGGATTATTTGCACCTGGATCCATGAGACCAGTTTCAAGATTATAATCTACTGGGCGATTCCACGCAAATTTAAAATATGGTATACTGGCGGTGATATTGATACTGCCATCAGGATTAAATGGTCCAGTAAAAAATTTGCCCGCGGTAAGTGGTACTATTGAAGGAAGCCACGCCGGATCTCCAATGATGTTTAAACTTATTGTGGCATAATCATTGGTATACAAAATATCAGCGGCATTGGCACCAGGTTCAAAAGTTTTGCCAGTTCCTCCTTGCCTGGTTTGATTACTGGCCGGTTGATAGGCTTTTTTCCACAAATAGTCCGGATTGGTTTGAGATCGAATCAGCGCATTATTTCCAGAAGTGATAGCCTGGTTCCATAGATTATTAAAACTTTGTTCGTACTGTAACACCTGTGTGTTTTGCCCTGTGAACCAGTAGTTATAAACTTTGTGTACTCCTCTAAATACACCGCTAGTGAAATATTCACTTTGTATTGGCATTTGATAAGGAGTTACTGTGTAAATTATCCTATATGCAAAATCATTTCTTGCTGGATCATATTTTATCGGAATTGCGTTACCCACTATGTTATACCAAGCAAATACTTGTCCTGGTTTTCCCTGTGGGTCCCAGGAATTTGTTTTGGTATTCCAAGTTACATTTTGTTGATCACCAATGTATCTACTGCTACGCATGACTTGATCAATGAATTGTACTATTTGTTGACCTGCTGTAGTACCACGTGTTCTAACTTGCAATGGCGCACTTTGTTTTTCAGGCAACTTTGAGTTGGCCGCATTTGATGGTGCAGCACCAGTAAATTCTTTTTCCTTAGGACCTGCTGGTATCATACTGGCATTTTCTAACAACGGATCAGCAAAATAAATTTCGTAAACATCAGGAATAAATCCTTGCTTTGCGGCTTGGTCAGCATAATAAGCATTGATAGCAGCACACAGTCCTGTACCAGTTTGAGTAGTTGCTGGTGTAGGAGCTGCGGACGCATTGGCCGGTGCTCCTTGTCGTGCAAATCTGCTATCACTTCCGTCGGCTGCTGTTATAGTCGCCATGTTATGCCTGATCCCATCCGTTGCTTGCAATGCTGTTCAATAATGCAGGATTACTAGTAGGCGATGAAGTTTGTATAGCAACACCGTTTCTAGTTTGGTCACCGGCGGCATTACTGGCTTTTGGTTGTGTTATACTGCCAACTAATATTTCTTTTACTGTTGATCCGTTAAAGGTAAAATTTTGTGGTATACTTCCTTTAATTGAACTGTTATTATAAACTTGTTGTATTGACGCACCTTCGATATTGTATTCAACCAATCTATTAGCAACTTTGAAATCGATCTTGTTAATCGTAAAAGGTACAAATTTTTCCACCACGGCGGACCGATCTGTGACTCCTGATCTCTGTGCTATGGGCAAAACAAGATTGCCGTCAGTGTCGTATCCATAAAATCTTATGACCATACAGTATTGCGCGGCTTTATAATTTGCAGGCGTGGTTGGACTAGTAACATTCGTGGCGTTGTACACATCAGTGACTGCACTGTAAAGATTTGATAGCAATGATATACCATTGGGTTCTGTAACTGTAAAAGTAAGTTTGCTAGTGTTTGATGCTGCTCTTGATCCTGGACCTGTATAGAAAGTATCATATACAAAGTTATCAAGATAGTAGTCTAGATAAAAATAAGGATTGCGTCCTACTCCCACAGTTCCACCATCCTGTGTGGGTACTGCATTCTGCACAGGTGCTCCACCGGTTTGGGCCAAAAGATAGTAACCAGTTAAATTACGATTGGGCAATAAAATAAGACTAGTGTATGTTTTAGGATCCAGTAGATACCAACTGAGACTGTAGGTATAACTGGCGTATTGATCTAATATATTATCTTGTGGTATGATAGCGGCATTAGCACCACCATACAATTCACTCAATCGATTTTGTGTAGAATTGGTAATGGGTTGAGCAGCGTCGTCGGCGCCAGCACCTACTCCTATCTGTGTACCGCTGTTAGAAACCCTGGGTGCTCCGGCATTTGCTCTAGAAGTAAAAGGTAAAGCACCCGAGGCAGGTGGAGATGGTATGGCTTGACTGACGGTTATTGGTACTGTTTTAGCATTGGTCCCTGAAGTCACTGCTCCACTTTGTTCACTAGGGATAACATTGGCATTGGTTGCCGAGTCGGTGATCTTGACTACTATCCTGCCTTGTGGGGTTTGCACAGTTTGTACTGGTGGTGATGGTGCTCCTGGGCTGGCTGAATCATCACGGGCTACTTGTGCCTGTGCTGCTAATGTACCTGCACTGTCAGTCTTGCGTTGGTCCTGAAGTTGTAACTGATTTAGGAGTCGGACCAGGTCAGACTGCGAGGCTTGATATCTTGCTAACTCGGCTCGTAGAGCAGCCAATCTTGGTGCTTTTTCAGCAGCAGTGTATAAACTTGAATTTTCTGTAGATGCAATTTGCCTTAGAGTAATAGCAATGAGTGCATTAATGTCTGCTAAGGCTGCCTCGACTCCTTGTACTGTGTCTACTGCCATGATCAGAATCCTAGCACGCTACGTAGAGTGGTTATTTTGGGCAAATAGATACGCACCCCTGCCGCAAAATCCAAAGGTGGTGCGGTGAGAGTATTGGGATTACGCTGATAGAATACCCACCACAGATTGCTGTTGTTGTACAAGTCCAATGCCAACAAATCTGGTCTGAATTGATAAACCTGATTTATTTCCATGAGTTGATCGTCGCTTTGTTTAGGAATTGGACGATTGGTCATCACATCCAGGAAAAACTGACTGTATCCTGTAGAAAAATATGCACTTGTAGAATCATATGTGGACATTACCAGAATCCTCCTCTAATTAAATCACCATTAGCAAATCCTTTCAAACTGAATTGCTGGCTGACTTGAGTACGTGATTGCATTGGTAACAGTCTCAATGAAAGATCGACACTGGTCGGAACATAAGTGGGATTATTTTGTCCTAATGTGGGTGGTGATGGACGAGTGACCACGGCGCCCGGGCTTATGCCTTGGCTAGAAAACAGATTAGATATGCGTTGTACTGCACCCGATATAGGATCAGTAGGAGCAGTTTGACGATCTCTACGGCTTAACAAATTGGTTCCATTCACATTCACACTACGAGCACGTATATAATCTACACCATCGGGCATGGTGTATGCGAAACTACTTACCACGCAAGGATGTCGATTGAATTGGAATTCGCCAAATCCGGTAAGGAATACCAAGGGTGGCGGTGCTCCGCGTTGAGCATCTTGTCCATAGAACATGCGGGTAACAGATCTAAAGAAATGTATCACTGCCAATAGATATGCTGCTTCGTTGGTGTCTTGTGCTGTGAATTTGGCATCGATGCCGATTTCCCCTACATTGCTGTTTTGGTAGAAATAGTTCATGTAGTTTGAATGGGTAAGGTCCGTGGGCGAATACTTGGCATTGTAGGAGGTTGTAATCTTAGGGGTATACGGAAATATAACACCACCGGTGTTTTTCAATGGCGCCAATATGCCATTTGGTGTTGCATTGTATAGATAATCTGCACCCGGTGCCAGGCTAAGTCTCAAACGCCAATCACCGTTGCTGGCTTGTTTGGTTTGTGCGGCCAACACTTCTCCGCGTTGTGCTAACAGTTTTCCTGAATAGGCCGCGGCAGCTTCATTAGCAGCGGCTGCCTGTTGAGGATCTAATATTTGATTAGGAGCAAATGCTGCTGCCGCTGCTGCTGCCGCATTGGCACCCAAGCCAGTTGCTGTGTTAGACAATACTGCTGCGGCGCTGCCCACTGCGTTTGCTGCTGCATTGCTCAATGCTGCTGCGGCTGCTTGCCCTGCATCAGAGGCAGCCACGGCTGCTGCGCTACCCACTGCTGCTAGGCTAACTGTTGGAGTTGCTGATTGGCCAGCGGCTGCACTGTCAACTGCTGCCGCAGTTTCGGTTCCAGGACCGCCTCCACCTGCGAAAGTGGCTCCTGTTGCTCCATCACCGCCACCACCTCCGCCGCCGGCTGCGGCTGAGACCGGAGTAGCACCAAAGACAGACGCTGCATTATTGCTTGCTTTGTCAACTAAGTTGTTGGCTACCTTGGCAAGAGGTGCAGGCAATGCGCCGGCCACGTATGATTTTACGGCACCTGTTGCTGCACCAATTGCTTGACCTATCAGTTGATTTTTTACTTCACCAGCTTTGGATATGAGTTGCTTTTGAAGATCGGGTATTTGGGCTTTGAGTGCGGCGGTAGCACTATCTATTGCACCGGCCGCTGAGGTTTTGATTTGATCCGCAAACAATGCAGATCTTCCTGTGATCTGATCTACCAAGCCGGGTTGCGAAACTGGAAATCCAGTTTCAGCAAATCTCTCCAGCCGTGCAGTCTCAGCAGCACTTTCATAAGGATTAAATTCGGGTTCAAAATTAGATGGTCCTACATCCTCTATACGTAGACCGCCTGCTGTGGGGTCAATGTTACCATCAACTGAGGCCCCGGCATCAATATTAGACAGCTCGAAGCGGGTATCGTAGTCAGGCGCAAACCCATCAACACTACCACCATCAAACAAGGCGGATTGAGTATCTGAACCATAAAATGGTTGATCATAATCAACATTATACCACCCTTCTGGACCAAGATCGCCGCCAGCACCGGGTATAGCAGAACCTAAAAACCCATCAGGGCCTTGGGCGAAATCAAAAGCATTGGCGTCTGTGATACCGGCTTCGGCGGCAGCCGAAAACGAATCAAGCCCTGTGAGTTCGGCTGCATTAAATGCGGTTGCGGATTCACCTATGTCAAATGCGTTAAAATCAAATGGCATGTGCTACCTCCGCTTGGCCGATTGATTCCGGAAAGTCAGTCCCGGTGCCACGTAGATTGTGTAAACAACACAGCACTACATCGTCTGTGAGCGCCATGAATTTGTGTCGGCTGCCTGCAGGGATAGTGATTATTGCAGGAGCATGAAATTCTGTGGGTTCGGTATCGTCTTGCCAAACACGCACTGATCCATTGGATACTAAAGTGATGTGGTCGTGAACGTGAACATGTTGACTGATCACTGTGCGGGCTTTTTTTACCGAGTAGGCGCGAACCCAGATGTCATCCACCTCGGCAAACTCAATATAATCTAATTTTAATTTTGTAGAGTCCATGTGTTTATTTACCCAAAAAATAATCTGCCCAGTTTATAACCATTGACAAACCCGCAATCTGTGTTATAATAAATACTACTTTAAGGATACTGCCTGATGGCCACCATCGCAAGAGCAACACCAAAAACCAATTATCTCAACAACAGAGATATTCTCAAAGAAATACACCTAAGCAAGAAAAACTATTGTTCCTACATCAATCCTGATCTAGACCACCAATACGACATCATCTTGCCCAGCGTAAGCAAAATCAACCAAAAAACCACAGCAGAGGCACGCCGAAATCGTGCAGATCGCATCAAGCGTGAAACTGGTGAGATTGTAGATCCTAAAAAAATCCCCAACACAGACATTGTGTTTCGAATCATGACCTGGGAACACATACCCATGGCACCCAAAAAGATCACCAAAGCCGCTGCCAAAAAGCGCAAATTAGAAGATCTGCTTGAACTGGATGATACAGTAGAGGATGATCCATTGGCAGGATTGATTGACGAACCCATCCTAGATCCCACACACATGCGGGTGAACTTTCCTCCGTTCTTCCACTATCGTGTGGATGAAAACAAAGAACCCGTCCTGGTTGGCAAGAGCCATTGGCGTGGTGATCTTGAAACCGGAGAGTTTAGCAAAGATCACGGCGAGATGACCCGCACCTTGGCAAAAATGTTTATGAAACTGTGTGAACGCTATGCCACAAGATCCAACTGGCGTGGATACACCTATAATGAAGAGATGCGTGGGCAGGCATTACTACAGTTAAGCCAGATTGGGTTGCAGTTTGATGAATCCAAATCACAGAATCCGTTTGCGTATTACACCGCTGCTATCACCAACTCATTCACTCGTATCTTAAACATCGAGAAGAAGATGCAGAACATCCGAGATGACATCCTGGAGATGAACGGACTCAATCCTAGTTGGACTAGACAGAATTCCGGCAAACATTCAATGGAAGCCATGTCCGGACCGGTTGTAAGCACATTGGATGAGTAGTATAATCAAAGGATGACTAATCTATTCCGTAAAGCCGCGATCTTCACTGACATCCACTTTGGCTTAAAGTCAAACAGTGTCACTCACAATGAGGACTGCCTAAACTTTGTAAAGTGGGCCACTGCCAAAGCCCGAGAGGAAGGTTGTGAAACCTGCATGTTCTTGGGCGACTGGCACAACAACCGAGCCAGTCTCAACATCGTCACACTGAACTACAGCCTTAGGGCACTGGAGCACATGAATGCCAACTTTGATCGAGTATATTTTATTCCCGGAAATCACGATCTATATTATAGGGACAAGCGTGATATTCAAAGTGTTGAATGGGCACGCCACCTCCCCAATGTTGAAATTTGTAACGATTGGTTTTCCAGTGGTGATGTGGTTATTGCTCCTTGGCTGGTTGGTGACGATCATAAGCGTATCTCTCGGCTGAAGGGCAAGTACATGTTCGGGCATTTTGAACTGCCCGGCTACTTGATGAACGCCATGGTAGAGATGCCGGATCACGGCGAAGTACGCAGAGAAGACTTCAACAACTTTGAACATGTGTTTACCGGGCACTTCCACAAACGCCAGACCAAGAAAAATATCACTTATATCGGCAATGCATTTCCACACAACTATGCTGATGCCGGTGACGATGCTCGCGGGCTTACTGTGTTAGAGTGGGGCCGAGATCCTGTGTATCATGCCTGGCCCGACCAACCCAGATATCGTGTGTTGGGACTGGCCAACATCATCGACAATGCTGCCTCATTGCTTGCTCCCAGGATGCATGTTCGTGTAAACTTGGACATTGAGATTTCATACGAAGAAGCCAACTTCATCAAGGAAACATACATCCGAGACTACAGTCTCAGAGAGATGGCCCTGATACCCAACAAGAACTCGTCAGTGGACACCGACATGGCACCTGGTGAGATTAAGTTTGAATCGGTAGATCAGATCGTGACAGATCAGATCACCAACATTGAATCTGAATTCTATGACAACCGACTGCTGCTAAAAATCTATCAGAATCTATGAGTTGGAGATCTGTTCAGTTAGGAGAGACTACTTGTGATCAAGACAATATAATTTTAAAATTGTTCGATGGCCAGCCGGTAAAGTATGTAGGGCACGATTTGGCGTTCTCAAACGTCTTGAATCAAGACGACCATGCTGAAAATTTAGTATTGATAATAAACCAATCAATGTGGTGTTCTGAATTGATCTCAACATGTAAAACTCAACTAACAGATACAATAAAAACTTTTTACATTGGGATCAATCGGTACTGTATCAAAGGCAACGACACTGTGATTGATGTAAACCTATCAAAAGACAAAGGTAAAGATTTAATCAACTTCGTTGATATTCAGATTCGATTATCTGGATATTCAATCAAGCAGTCAGGATATTTTGATCAAGACCTGGGTAGATATTTTAACTTTGTCCAACCTCTCACGTGGCTTTATGGAAACAAAACAACAAACCAAAGTAACCAAACAGAATAAAAGTGATTTTTTTCTTGCCATGTACCACCACCAAAATTCAACCAAGAATCAATTGGTCAATTTAGATTCTCTAAAAGAAACCCAAGTTATTCTTGTTGATTGCTGCGGGTGGCATTATAAAAAATTGTTTACGCAGAAATCCATCGTTGGGTTAGAAACAATCAAAACAGTCAAACAGTTTGAGTTAGATAAAACATACTTTGACCGTTTGATTGACAACCAACAAGATCAGTTTATTGGTTGGCCATCTGTGTGTGTCGATGACTGCGCTGTGGTATTTGATCGATCTCCTTTGTTAAAGTATCGGACGTTGGATCAGTTGTCTGAAATTATTACGGATGTCACTGACAAATACATGCCCAACACCGTAATACTAGAGCAGTCACTGACATTCATAGATGACGACAGATTAGTTGATCGATTTTACAATTTTGCAAAATTTAAGATCCATGGATACATTGTAAAAAAAATTACCTACGATACTGATCTGATGCATGTCTCTATTAGGTTTCAAAAGAAATTTAATTAATCATGACTGTCATGATTGCAATCGATTTTGTGCCAGGAACTCACGGACATTTCCTTGAAAAAACACTCAACAAATTTTTCAATGTTACTCCTGACATGCCCGATACATTTACACCAACAGGAACAAGCCATAATAAAACACTCGATTATAACAACAACAGATTGTTTCATGCTGAACATTGGTCCGAACTTTATGCAGATAAACTAACAAGTATCAAAAAAATAATATCTATTAGATTTGATCCAATGGATTTGTTGCTAGTATCATCAGTGAGTCTATTACGTGCAGGTGACGTAAACATCGACAATGACAATCTTGAAACTGATACTGTTAGTAAATTAAACAGTTTCTATCAATCAACTTTAGAACAAATTTATACCGCATATCCATTTTTAGATCGAACACAGTCATCTATTCCTCGATATGTACTTAGAGAGTTTTTTAAATTTGGTTTTAAAAATACCAGCATGAATGGGTACTGGCTCAAACAACAGTTGATGGTATACCCTGCCCAGTGTGAAGTTTTTCATTTTAATTTTTCCTCTTTCTACAATATTGACAATCTTGTGCTGAGCATCAAATCTATAGAAAAATTTGTAGAGAGAGAATTTGATTTCTCTTCAGAATTTTACCAATATCACAAAAACTTTTTAAATTTCATACCTTATCAATCTCACAAAAAACAATGCGATCTCATAGTTGAATCGGTTAGATCCGGTATCGAAATGCATATTCCAAAACTAACTATGTTTCAGGAAAGTTATATCAATGGGTGTTTAGAAAACATCTACCACAAGGAAATGCCTTTTCATCAAGATCAGTACTTTACTTCTACTAAAGATATGCTATACTATATAACTAATCGTGCTCCGAATTTATGATTCAAATTAAAAAGTTAACTGTTAAAAATTTCATCAGTGTGGGCAATACCACGCAGGCCATCGACTTTGATCGTTCAGACCTTACACTGGTACTGGGCGAAAACCTAGACATGGGCGGTGACGGTTCTCGCAACGGCACAGGTAAGACTACTATCATCAATGCGCTAAGTTATGCCCTGTATGGCCAAGCACTATCGAACATACGCAAAGACAATCTTGTGAACAAGACCAATGCTAAACACATGCTTGTGAGCCTGGATTTTGGTGTTGGCGGGCAGAACTATAGAATCGAACGTGGTCGTAAACCTAATGTGCTCAAGTTCTATGTGAACGACGAACATCAAGCAGCACAGGACGAGGCACAAGGCGATTCAAGAGAAACACAAGAAGCCATCGAACGTGTGTTGGGTATGAGCCACGACATGTTCCAACACATTGTTGCCTTGAACACTTACACACCACCGTTCTTGAGTCTCAAAGCCAACGAACAACGAACCATTATCGAACAGTTATTAGGTATCACGTTGTTGAGCGAGCGAGCCGATCGTATCAAGGAACTCAACAGAGAAACCAAGGATTCCATCCAAGCAGAGGAACTGCGTATCCGTGCTGTGCAAGAAGCCAACAAGCGCATCGAAGAACAGATCGCCAGCTTAGAAAAACGCAGAACCTTGTGGCTACGCAAACAAACAGAAGATACAGAAGCACTAGCACAAGGTATTGCTGATCTTGAACACATCGACATTGGCGCAGAGGTCCAGGCACACAGAGATCTCGACACATACAATGCAGGCAAGAAAGCCATAGACGAAGCCAATCGTTGGATCCGACAGGTCGATGCCGACGATACAAAGCTGCTAAAACAAAAAGCCCAGATTGAAAAGGATCTCAATCAGATCGCCAGCCACAAATGTTTTGCTTGCGGCACAGACATACACGACAACAGCCTTGACTCTGTGAAAGCACAGCGTGAGAAGACCTTGCAAGAACTTGCATTGCAACTGTTGACCAACGATACACAACGATTAGAACATCAAAGTCGATTGCTAGAACTGGGTGCATTGGGCACAGCACCCAAAGTGTTCTACGACAGTCTGGAACAGGCATTGAATCACAAGAATACTGTGGATACCTTGAACAAGGATCTTGTGTCCAGGTCTTCCGAATCAGATCCCTACAGCGAACAGATCACGGAAATGCAGAATCAAGCATTGCAGGCAGTTTCTTATGACACTCTAAACGAATTCACTAGAGTACAAGAACATCAGGAGTTTTTGCTCAAACTGCTTACCAGCAAAGATTCATTTGTGCGTAAGAAGATCATCGACCAGAACTTGAGTTATCTCAACAGCAGACTCACACACTATCTTGATCGTATTGGATTGCCGCATACTGTGAAGTTCCAGAACGATCTCACAGTGAGCATCGAAGAACTAGGCCGTGAACTGGACTTTGACAACTTATCACGTGGTGAACGCAATCGATTGATCTTGAGTATGAGTTGGGCGTTCCGCGATGTGTGGGAAAGTCTGTATCAACCCATCAATATCTTGTTCATCGACGAGATGATTGATTCTGGATTGGACACACAAGGTGTAGAGAATGCGTTGGCTTTGCTGAAGAAGATGAGCCGAGAACGACATAAAAGCATTTGGTTGGTCAGTCACAGAGACGAGTTAACCAGCAGAGTAGAGAACATTCTCAAGGTAGTGAAAGAGAATGGCTTCACTTCATATTCAACGGATATAGAACTTGCGTAGAATCAAAGTCTTACATTTAGAGTCCACAGATGTGTGTCAGGCCGCATGTCCGTTGTGTGCTAGAGAAACTGATCCTTCGTTTAATAAGAAACAGCAACACCATCTCACGATCGCACACATACAGAAACATTTCAGCGATCGTGTGATATCAAATCTCGACAAAGTATTCATGTGCGGGGTATATGGTGATCCGGCTGCCGCAAAACACACATTGGATATCTATCGCTGGTTCCGACAACTCAATCCCAACATCACACTAGGTATGAACACCAATGGTGCTATACAGAACACATTTTGGTGGCACGAGTTAGGTCACATGTTTAACCAGCAACTGGATTATGTTGTATTCAGTATTGATGGGTTGGAAGATACCAATGCCACTTACCGACGTGGTGTTGATTGGTCAAAACTCATGGCCAATGCAGATGCTTATATCTCTGCTGGTGGATCTGCACATTGGGATATGTTGGTATATCGGCACAATCAACATCAAGTAGACGAATGCGAACAACTAGCAAGAGACATGGGGTTCAAGTGGTTTCGGGCCAAGATCTCTAGTCGAGAATTATTGAATTCAAATCTACAAACACCATTGGGATGGCACATACCTGTGTACGAACAAGGACCAATACGATGTCATGTACTTGAAGAAAAAAGTGCTTATATAGATGCACAAGGGCAGATAAGTCCTTGCTGTTGGCTAGGCAGAGATCGATCAAATGCCATCACGGATATCAAACAAGTGCAGCCAACCTGGAAGTCAGACAGTCCCAATCTTATCTGTCAGACCACTTGCAGCACTAAAGATTCAAAAAATAAATTCAATAGTCAATGGCAAAGAGAGGTGCAACTATGTTAGCTGCCTGGCATTTTCATATTGAAGTATCTAGCAAATGTACCTTGGCATGCCCTCGTTGCGCTCGGCAAGAAGTACCCAATGGGTTGATCAATACTGAACTAGATCTAGAATTCTTCAAACGCAATTTCACTTCGGAGTTTGTGTTAAAAAATGTAGAGAAGATCACATTCTGCGGCGATGATGGTGATCCCATCTATGCACATGATCTGATTGATATCATACAGTATATTAAAAGTATCAAACCTGTAGAGATTGTAATTGTTACCAATGGTAGTCATAAAAAGATCCCATGGTGGATACAACTAGGAAAAACCCTAGACAAAAACGATAGTGTGCATTTTAGCATTGATGGCTATGATAATGTAAGCAACAATCAATATCGAGTCAATAGTGACTATGATAGCATCATTGCCGGATTGCAGGCTCTACGGTCCACAAGTCATTGTCAAATAGTTTGGGCTGCTATTGCATTCAAGTTCAATGAACATAGATTAGACTTTATGCGAGAGTCAGCCAAGGAACTAGGGGTTGACCGGTTCCAACTCACACTCAGCACTAAGTTTGGTAGTGTATATCCTTCTTACGGAGCATTGGATACATTACAACCCAGTGATCGTTTTGTAAGCAGTACACATAGATTTGAACGTGTGATCACCAATCTCTCTGACCGATCAGAAACACCAATTAGTTTAACAAATATCAAACTGTTTCAAGAAACATTATCAATCAACGGAGTGACTCCGTTGTGTAAAATAGGCAACAAGGGTTTATACATTGATGCCCGTGGCAGATTATTCCCCTGCTGCTGGGTAGCAAATCGGTATTCTCACAATCAATCATGGCAACAACAGGCAGAAAAATTCAATCTACATAATCACACATTAGAACACGTATTATCAGATACTTTTTGGACAACAGAATTAGAAACTTATCGTTGGCAGGAATGCCAAACCAAGTGTGCCAGTTCTGTTGTTGATGAAAAATACGCAACTTCATGGTAAAAGGCATAACTATGTGACCTAAGTAATAAAACCGCAACATGACATGGCTATATCAAAACACCCCAGTAGAGACATTGCCCGACTCATGTGTGGGGTTTGTTTACTTGATCACAAATAATCTCACTGGACGCAAATACATAGGCAAAAAACTGGCAAAGTTCTCAAAAACCACTTACAGAACAGTCAAACAAAAAAACGGCATCAAAAAGAAAAAACGGATACGAAGCAAGATTGATTCAGATTGGCAACAATATTATGGATCCAGCGTGGAACTATCCGCAGACATCGAAAAACTAGGCACCGACAATTTCACCAGAGAAATACTCTACTACTGTGCAAGCAAGAGTGAATGCTCATACATTGAGGCACGCGAGCAGTTCAGTAGACAGGTATTGGAATCGCAAGATTATTACAATGGCCATATACAGGTAAGGGTACATGGCCGTCAAATACTAAACAAGATATAGTCCGATAGATGATAGCAATTTTTACAGATCCGGCCATTGGTGGGACTTTTTTAGAATGGTCTATCTATTATTTGGCAGGACACAGTCATTACTATTCAATCCACAAAAAAACTCAAATACCAGTAACCAACACACCACTCACAAACATCAATGCACATAATTTTCTTCCAAATGTAATAGCAGATAGAAAAAACGCCAATCTGATCATTCCAGACGTGATCAAGCAATCAGACCGCATTCAAACAATTTATTTTAATTATTTTGCTGAATCAGCACCATACATTGAACAGTTATTACCAGTCGTATCAAAATCTATAATACTCACCATGTCTCCTGAACAGGCACTGTATCGTTGTCATTTTAAAACAAGATTTGGGTCGGACCCAACTCCTTCGTTGTCTGACAGTGATATCATGCTGACCAATGATCAAGATAGATTTGATGACTATGTTAATTTCTTTTTCAAACAGTCAAAAAACATATGGGATCAACAAACGCTCACCAATACCTGGGACACTAGAGAATTTTTAGCACTGAATTTCCGACCATTTGACACTTTAAAAATAACAGAAGAAATAAATCTAGATGTTGATCACTATCATGTCAATGCTATGGAACTATGGGATAGGTTTGATGATAGAGTCAGTGATTTGTTTAGATATTTGGATTTAGACATCAATGAAAAAAATTTAGAAAACTGGATCAAGATATACCAACAGTGGAAAACAGTACACAAAGATAGAATATTTTTTATATGGTATTTTGACATCATCATTGACTACGTGGTCAAAGGATACAATCTTGATCTAACAAGATTCAACTTGGACATCTGTCAGGAAGCTGCAATACAACATGCATTGATCTATAGGCACAATCTCAATCTCAAAACTTGGCAATTAGAAAAATTTACAAACACACGGCAACTACACGAATTATTAGAGCCAAACATACATCCCCTGTCACAATATTAAATTTATCACGACTCTGTGTTGAGTGACATGACTCAACCCCATTGAGGAACGGTGCGATACCCGGTCTGGACTTGGGCGTCAAAGGCAATTGCTAACTTAAGGCAACAAATGGTTGGGGCTCTGTGAAACAGATACAACCCCTGCTTATAGGACTTGGATCTCGATCGGGTTACTAGGGTTCCGTTGATATGTGAAGCTTGAGTAGGGGGTACCGGTCAACCGCCTCCGCGTAGGAAACTACAATCTCATTATACAAGATGACTGCTGTCACTCAGATGATGCATCATTCACCGTGCATACGGTGAATTATGACCACAGTATCTAGATGATACTAAGTCAAGCAAACAAAAAACATATTGATGAGCGACAGCGAAATCAATAGAACTTCGCTAGCGAAGTTCTTCATATGTGTGTACAAGTGTATGTGTGTTTGGCTCAAGCAATCGATGTAGATCTATAGTGTTTCTTGGAAACTTTTCTAGTTGCCACGTTTTGAGATTGAGATTGTGCTGATAGATCAAGGTGTGTTGTATAATGACTTCTTGATCAAAAGACAGTTCAGGTAGTTCCTTATACCATCCATTCACGATGCATTTTATAGTGTCATCAAAACTATCTCCAAACGTCATCAATGCCAATGGCTTTTGTGCCCATTCATAATATATAGGTATCCACTGAGATAATCTATCTGGGTCAATAGGTATGTCTAAGTATGTCATGATCTTGTGCAACAGGTCAACTCCTCTGTGCCATAGATCACTCACGCTGGCTCTAAAATGTGGTTGTGAAAAATCACAGTGATCTGCGAGTCGACTGGCAGGCAATGTAAGTGGTCTTGTATCCAATGCTTGTCGTTCTCTCACATCCCAGATATTTTCCAGTCCAATTTTTTTCCATTGATCAATTGATTTTTTATGGAAACTTTGTTTTCTATATTCTACCTCGGCTTGTTCATCCACAGTGACTTTGTATTTCACACGCTGGTAACCAAAAGGACGAAACCATCTAAGATATTGGTTATCATGTATAAAAATCACTTTGGCATTGTTGGCGCACTGATCAAATATCTTAGAAAATTCATCTGCATTCCAGTCCAGTTCTAACTCACTGAACTCTTTCTCGTCGCATTGCTCAAGATCAAGGTTGAGTATTTTGCGAACATGATCAGATTCGGCAGTACACGGATACATGCTGTATATTCCTTCGTCAGACATGTTTTTTGCCTGTTGCACCATGTCAGTTACATTTTCTATTCCGCTGGGATGATTTCTGTCATGTGCATGTGCATTGAGATCAGTAAGAGGATTGGGTACCAGATCAATCCAAGTTTTCTGTGGAAAAGAATAGTATTGATTTTTTCCTGCTAGAAAATGAATGCTCCAGTCAACAAAAGTACCGCCTATGCTGCCATCACTGAGAAAACATACGATTTTGTTCATGTCATTGGTCCTAGTATTTCAAATCCGTCAATCTCTGACTTGTACAAGTGTGCCTGTTCAAGATACAAGTATTTGAATCCTCTTTGCTTGTAGATAGCACACTCTGTTTTCATTGTCTCTATACCCATGCGTAGTCGAGGTTGATGATAGGTCCAGGCAAACTGATCGCATTGTGCATTGTACTGATCAAATCTGCGTATCAGACTCCATGCTACAAGTTTACCAGAATCATAGTATCCAATCAAGTCAGCCATTGGGTCCAGGTATCTTGAATGGAATATAGGCATCACACTTGCAAAGTGTTTGTGCATACAATAGGTTCTATAGATATCGTCTAGATCAGCCAGTACGTTGGGTTCGCGACTGGTTATATACTGCCACTCCACTGTGGGTTCATAGTTGGTTTGTGCAAGATCGATCCTGGCAAATTGATAAGTCATGATCTACCCGGAAAAAAGTCTTGCTGGTAACCGTCTCGATCTAGATCTAATGTAACACAATGGATACCGCCATCCCAGAAATATCTATGTCTAAGAGGGCAGATATGCGGAGTCACGCCGTGACGTTCAAACGCATCAAACGCCTGTTTATTGTAACCATTCACAATCACGTTTTGTTGATTGATCACAAGAATGTTTACATCAAACACACTTTCTTCAACATAACCTACCCAATCTTGTAACCATGTTTCTACATATTCAATCAGTTCAGTGTCGTATTCGCTGCCTTTGATCCACCACTTGCCTTGATTTTTTTCCTTGAGATCCAAGAAAGATTGTACTTTGCTCCAACTCTCGCCGGGCAAATAAACAACTTCCCAGTCTGGGAATGTTTCTGCATAGGTAGGCATATCTTCTATACTGACGATAAGACCGGGTTTGACAGGTGTGAAACAACCGTCGATGTGCCCGCCAGTGGTCACCAAGTGATTTCTATAGTCTGGAAAAAAATGATTGGTTAGTTTTTTGATGTTGGTGATGTCAGAATCCGCTGATATTCCAAAAAACAAATCTCGACCAATGCGAGTGATGCCATTGGCTGGAATCTGATTTAGAATGTCATGATACTGATTTTCGATCAAAGGATTGCCAGCGGCTTGCACAAGATCGGTGATTGGTTTCCACCATTCAAACTCACCGCTCTTGGATATAATTTCCTTGGCATTGTCTCCGGGTGTGAACTCAAACTCTAACAGATTTTTACATTCTTCTTGTATCCAAGCCGGCAGTTTTTCAAAAGCAGTAAACTCCAATGGCCAATCAGGGCCTCGGAGATTGTTATAATTTTTTTCAGTCCAGTTGGTTGGCATGATACTTCGCCCAGACGATTTTATACTGATGTTGTCATATGGAAACACAAAAAATTGTGATCCAATCATGATCATCTGATCTCTTGGAATCATGCTTATTGGTCCGGGTATGCGACGATTTTGTGTGAGCAATCGGTCTAACTGTACTGTGGGTACATTTGGCCTCACGACCTGCACATCGAACTTTTTAAGCAATGCAACAAGATTTAAAAAGTCTTCTTCTGTTTCAGCGGCGATACGTTCAAACAAACTTCGTAGTCTTGGATTTTTTATGAAACTGTAAAACTCAGGTGGATAACTTTTGCCTACTACACAAACTCGCAACGGATCCCATGGCTGGTGTACACTATACATTATGGTTTCTTGGATCAAGTCGATTTTCAAACAGGCCTTGCAAGTAATCTTCTGGCCAACCGTGATAGAATCCTTTGCTTGCTATCTGTTGAGCACGTTGATCAAGTTCACTTAGACTCTGCACCAGGCTCAATGCGTATTGGCCTTGATTCATGATCACTCCGTTTACATTTTCGATGTCGTCAGGATGGTCTTCTAATGCAATCAAATCTGCTGCTAACAAAAAATCTCTGTTGGCTGATCGCAATCGAGGCAAAAAATATTCAAGTGTCCATTCTACAGGATCGTATGCATAGATGATCACTTCGTATTGTTGCATACCTAAACTAGCACGTGATTCTAGATCAAAATACGGTTCTCGGCCAATGAATATGCCCACAGTACCTTGCAGTCGTGCTTGCCGTGCAAATGGACACGGTGCCCAGTTGCCCAATGCCGGATGTGGAACTTCTACAAAAGTTTCAGACCAGGTCAATATATCATGCGTTACTGTTTTGATATCCATTAGAAGAATGGCAATCCTGATTTCTTAGTTGTTTCCAAGTTTTCTTTGATCAAGTCATTGATCACTTCTCGTTCCTGTATGCCCAGAGCCATGGCTTGATCATAAGTCAGTCCACCTCTCATGAACCAACTCATTTTTAAAGCCTCCTGACGAATCATTCGACAATCTTTATCCATACGGTCGACTAACTCATCAATCTCTTCTGAACCTAGTGTCAGGAGGCGTTGTCGAAAAAACTTGATAAATCCAATGTAAACGGCTGTGTATGTTCATGCTTGCAACTGTTGCAAGTGAGATTCAATGGTTTGACTTCACTTTGTTGTTTGAGTTTGATTGCTTGATCTTTGATCAAGTTAAAACTTTTGCTATCACTGTTTTTTAAATAATCTAAAATGTATTCGTATTCGGTTACCAGGACCTGGGGTGATTTGATAGCGGCTATACTGTTAGCCACTGTGGCCAACGTGGCATCGTTTACATTTTTTATCAATGCTTCTACTTTTTCTGAACGGTCAACATCTGTGAGAGATTCCAACGACCTAATAAATTGCTGTTGTTCCATCTGTGTTTTGTTGTTTTCATTTATGGTGTTGAATGTAAGCGGACGGAAATAAAACTCTAAATCACCAATCTGCAGTGGTACATCGTAATTTCCTGCGGTCAATGAATCATTAACCATGCGTAGATCTACAGTGACATCTTCTACTTCTTTGCATGCCGGACATGTGGTAGAAATATCCATTCCGTGCCCGTAACTGGCAATTCGGATGGCCACTAACACAGCATCTATATCTGTACTGGGCATGCCCCAGGGATCTCTAATAGATGGTACGCAACTTTTGATCACGCTCACTGTGGCGGATCCATTGAATAATGCGTCAGGTGTGCGATATGTGATTTCGTCTACACTGGTCATGGGCAGCACTGGTAATTCGCCATTGGGCGGCATGGATAGCGTGCCTTGTGGGTAGAATTTTCCTTGGCTGGGCAATCTGATGTGGATGGCTGGTTGTCTAAAGTATTGTGTCAGGGGGTTGTTTGGTAGCATATTTTTCCTCGCTAAATATAATTATGACAAAATCAACCCTGATTAAAAATAACAAGGACTTAACATGAGCGGACTTGGAGGCGGACCACCCACCAGCGGAATGAATCCAGCAGAAATGCGGGAATATGCCCGAATACAGGCAGAAGAAAATGCCATTTATAATCGCATCAACGGCGGAGGATCCGCAGCGGGCTTAGACCCGAACGCTCCAAATTACAAACAAATGAAAGCCCAAGCCGAAGAACTTGCTAATAGTTTTTCGAACTTAGCCGGAAATCTAAACCTTGGTTATCAAGGTATGTCGGTTTATAATGCATCTATCAGTCAAGGCGCAGCAACTTTTGGATCTGTACTGAGCGCACTGGGTCCACTGGGCACCGCATTTAAAGCATTGGGTGTCGGAGTTGGCGAATATGCTATATTGGTAAACAAACAAACCGATGCATTATACAAAAGTTATCAAGAAATTTCCAGTGCAGGTGCTGGTGGTAAGGAAGGATTGCAAGGTGTGTTTAACACCATGCAGCAGTTTGGTCTTGGCATTGCTGAACTTCCTAAGTTCAATGCCATGGTCAAGGAGAATTCTGAAAATTTGGCTGCATTTGGCGGTTCAGTACAGTCTGGCTTAAAAGCATTTGGCAATTTAGCCGAAGGAGTCAAACGCACTGGTCTAGAAAGTGAATTATTAAACTTAGGCATAAGTCAAGATAATGTCAACAAAGGACTGGGCAACTTTCTTAAAACAACCGTGCAGTTAGGAAATTCACAAAGAGTGTTGGATATGACAACTAAGGAGCAAGCCAAAGCGGCGGCTGATTATATCAAACAACAAGACTTGGTAACCAAACTTACTGGCGCAACTGCTGAACAACAACAAAAAACTTTAGAACAAGCAATGTCAAATGATCGATTTGCTGCTGATCGATATCTAAAACAACAAGAAATTGATAGGTTAGTGGCATCCGGACAAACAGAAGCAGCAGAAGCGCTCAAAAAAAATATACAATCAACCGACGCAGTTCTAAATGCCGTACCTGACTCAATGAAAACCGGTTTCCAAGATGTGATAGCCGGTGTTGGTACACAGACTGAAGAAGGCAGAAAAATATTAAATGCTATCGGGGAAGATGGTAGAAAAGCACTATTAGATCAAACTAAAACGGCTGCTGAAAAATTAGAAATAATCAAAAACGCCGCAGCAACAAGTCTTGCTGACAATGCTGCGTTTGTTAACGCTGCTGGAAAACAGGATTTTTTACCAGCAATGAATGCTTTGATACAATTAGCTGGTAAACAATTTACCGCAACACAAGGTGCAAAAACTGAATCAGGACAAAAAGATCAAGCCGCAGGTAATGTAGAACTCACACTGGCCAACTACAATGCCATGGTTCAGGAACAAGTAGATATCACACGCAAATTCCAAAACACCATACAACTTGGCATGCAACCATTGTCAACGGCAATGGTAAAAGCTACGGAGTTCATTGACAAGATGGCCGGAGCAATACCAGGATCATCTGGTATCGCTCGTACTGGATCTCAAACCTACATCAATGATAAAGAATACAAAGAACGTGGTGAAACCGAAAAATTAGAGTTCCGTCAGAAAGATGAAACAGTGTTAGATCGTGACTATGCAGCGGCAATTAGAAAAGATCTCAAAGACGATCTAAAAGCAGTAAGAGACACATACCATGATTTTCTTGACGCTTTAAAAAATCGCATGGGAGAGTGGAAAAACGACATACTCAAGTTGAATCCTTTCAAAACTCCATTGTCTTCTGCTTCGCCGTCTTCTCAAGTTCCGGAATCAACTATAACCAGACAGTCGATGGATTCTATGTTAGCAATGGCACGTAATCTTGGTGGACCTAACAATAATTACAGTCCATCATTGACTAATGCTGTATACACACCACCTGTAAGCAGTGAACAAGAAGGTTCTAAATACTCTGCTGCAACCGAATTAGCAACACAATACAGCAGAGATCAAATTGTAGCATTTGCTGATATGGCAAAAAAATTAGATGAGATGATTTCACTCATGGGCAAAAGTGTCAACCTCCAAGGTGATACTTTGCGTGCCACATACAACGCATAGCAATAAATAACACACTATGGCAGAACCAAAACAAGGCTGGAAAAAGTATTTCAAGGTCGCAGATTTATCTGGACAGATGAGCCCAATCGCGGGTGGAAGAGATCAGGGCTTGCCCGGATATCCCAAAAACGATGGCAGACGTACCAATGCTGAGTCTGACTTCAGTTTCCGTAACTACGCCAGCCGATTGCCGGAAGTGTATAGTGGACATCCAAACCGGATTGAACGCTATAATCAATACGAAAACATGGACGCTGACTCGGAAGTCAATGCATGTTTGGACATCATCGCTGAGTTTTCCACACAACTCAACGAACAAAACGACACGCCGTTTGACATAACCTACAACGATGATCCTACAGATCACGAGATTGAAATCATCCGTAAACAGATGCAGCAATGGGTTAAACTGAACAAACTGGATCAACGCATCTTCAAACTGTTCCGTAACACTATCAAATACGGTGATCAAGTGTTTGTGCGTGATCCAGAAACATTTGAAATGTTCTGGGTGGACATGAGCAAAGTAGTGCGTGTGATCGTGAATGAAAACGAAGGCAAACGCCCAGAACAATACATCATCCGTGATATCAACCCTAACTTCCAAAACTTGACTGTGGCAGCAAAGACCACAACTGACTTCATGGTCAACCCAAGTTCCGGTGGCGCTGGCGGTATTGGTGGCAGCATGCAGGGCGGTGGTTATACAGCACCTAGTTCAGCCATGAGTGGTGTGAGTAGATTCAACCGTGCTGTGAATGAGACCTGTATTGATGCCAAGCATGTAGTGCATATGAGTTTAAACGAAGGCTTGGACACTTTCTGGCCTTTTGGCAAATCAATCTTAGAAAACATCTTCAAGGTATTCAAGCAGAAAGAACTGTTGGAAGATGCCATGTTGATCTACCGGGTGCAGCGTGCCCCTGAGCGTAGATTGTTCAAGATTGACGTAGGAAACATGCCCAGTCATATGGCTATGGCGTTTGTGGAGCGTGTGAAGAATGAGATGCATCAACGCCGTATACCTACATATGGTGGCGGTGGGCAGAACATCATGGATTCAAGTTACAATCCACTTTCGATCAACGAAGACTTCTTCTTTCCGGTGGGTGCAGACGGTCGTGGCAGTTCAGTAGAGATGCTGCAAGGCGGTCAGAATCTAGGCGAAATTGACGATTTAAAGTATTTTAACAACAAAATGGCCCGTGGTCTGCGTGTACCAAGCAGTTACTTGCCCACTGGTCCAGACGACTCAGACCGTGCGTTAACCGACGGAAAAGTAGGCACAGCACTGATACAAGAGTACAGATTCAATCAGTATTGTGAGCGTTTACAAGCCTTGATTGTGCAGAAATTAGACGACGAATTCAAGATGTTTATGCGTTGGAGAGGGTTTAACATTGATGCTGGACTGTTCCAGATCAAGTTTAATCCACCGCAAAACTTTGCAAGTTACCGTCAAGCAGAGTTAGATACCACACGTATCACAGCATTCACATCGTTAGAACCGTTACCATATCTCAGCAAGCGTTTCCTATTAGAGCGTTTCTTAGGATTAACAGAAGACGAAATCCAACAAAATTCCAAGTTGTGGAAAGAAGAACGCAGCAAACCGGAACTAGAAACTTCACAAGGGCAAGATCTACGTTCAGTGGGTATCACTCCTGCTGGATTAGAAAGCGATGTGGCCATGGGTCAAGAAATGAGCAATCTCACAGCGCCAGGTGCAGCGCCAGGTGCAGCGCCTGGCGGCACCATTGGATCAACACCCCCGGCACAACCACCGGCCGCTCCAGCGGCACCCGGAGCATAAATATCTCATGATCCTCAATGAGCTTTATGACCGTAGTCCCAGTGCATATCAGGATGTTGCTGCTGATAATACACAGCCTCATCTTGGGCAATTACGCAAGACCAAACTCACATTGATGCAATTGAATAAATTGCGGAAAATGAATGATACTAGAACTTTTGAATACAACGAAAAGTTAAAAGATATTCGCACTCAATACGCACCACCGGCCGCAGCACCGGCGTAATATAGTTGTCTTAATTGACAAAAAAACTGCCATAAACAGCGTATTTTTCCATTAAATCGTAAATATAGATATAGATTTTGCCGGGTGGCAAAATTAAAGAATACCTATAGGAGCCATTTAAATGAGCAAAAACCAGTTCGAACAGTTGATTGAATATGTGATCAACGACGAAGACGCAAAAGCCAAAGAACTTTTCCATCAGATCGTGGTATCAAAAAGCCGTCAGATCTATGAAAACCTCATGCAAGAAGGTGAAAATGACATGGGCTTGACACCTGATGAAATTGACACCAACATGGACGAAGGTGACGACATGATGGGCGGAAGCCAATCTCGTGACATGATCCGTGACGTTGAAGCTGAAGAATCCGGCATGCACGAGGGTGAAGACGAAGACAACGAAGATGATGTTGAATTTGACGACGAAGCCGAAGCGGATGGTGAAGACTTGACCAAGGACATGGAATATGACCATGACGAAATGAGTGACGACGAAGCTGCCAGCAAGAGCGATGTTATGGATCTCTCAGACAAGTTAGACGAACTCATGGCTCAATTTGAAGACATGATGGGCGGCGACGATTCAGGTATGGAAGACGACGGCATGGACGGCGGCGGCATGGGCGACGAGGAAATTGACTTTGACGAATTTGAAACAGAAGGCATGATGGAAAACATCACGCTTAAAGCTGCTCCAAAGCCAGTGACTTCTGAACCAGCCGGAACTAACACCAAGTCTATTACTGCATTCAACAGTGGGCAAGCTGGTATGGAAGGTCGTCCTGTTCGAATGACTGGCGACACTGCAAAAGGTCGTCCTGCTCCTACTGCCAAAGAAATGCCCGACTATCAAGGTGACGGCCACTACGGCAAACCAGGTCCAGCACCTAAGCCAGTGACCACACAGGCTTCTGGCGTTAACACACGTACACCTTTTCCTAAAGGCAAGTAATCTGCGATGAAATACTTACAGGAACATTTAAACTTCAACCAAGCCAAGATTAAAGTCTTGGTTGAAGATGGTCCTGACGGCCAGGGCAAGACATTATACATGGAAGGTATCTGTATCGAAGGCGGAGTAAAGAACGCCAACGAAAGAGTTTACCCTGTGAATGAAATTGGCAAAGCCGTCCAAAGTATCAATGAGCAGTTGCGTGGTGGTTATTCAGTGTTGGGTGAAGTAGATCACCCAGAGGATTTGAAAATCAATTTGGATCGTGTGAGCCATTGCATTGACAAGATGTGGATGGATGGCCCTGCAGGATACGGCAAGTTGAGAATATTACCCACACCCATGGGCCAATTGGTCAAGACCATGTTGGATTCGGGTGTAAAACTAGGAGTTTCGAGCCGTGGTTCCGGAAACGTGAACGAAGGCAACGGACATGTCAGTGACTTTGAAATCGTCACTGTAGATATTGTTGCTCAGCCCAGT